ACCAAATTGTAGTAGAGAACGATTCTCGAAGAGAATCAAGTGGGGATACCTTAATTTTTGAAGTAAAAGGGTTAGTGTGTTCATTTTGTGCTCATGGGTTAAATAAGGGTATTGGTAAAATGAATTATACTAATGAGAAAGGTATATTGGTAGATATCAATAATCAAATTGTTAGAGTAATACTTAATAAAAAGTATAAATCAATACCATCATCAGTTATAAATCAAACTATAAAAGTGATACAAGATAGTGGTTATGAAGTTTTTAGCATAAAGTATAAAGATAGAGTATTAATAATATCAAAGAATGATTAGTGATAAATCCTTTCAATGGGAAAGATAGATTTATCTAAAGATTTATCTAAAGATAGATACGATATGATTCATATAGACCACGCATTAATTATTTTTGCTAACACGATAGTAATGGGATATCTTTTGTATTTGAATATGAAACTCTGAATTATATCAACCTTATAGGGTTGATAATGTAAAAGTCAACCTTTTCGCAATATTTTATTTATAACATTTCGTATCATTCTCTATACTTATATACATGATAGAGATATACTACGTATGAAACACCATATTCGCCAACGGCTATTATATACATTCCAAATGATTGCTGCAGTTCTCGTTGCACTCGAAGTTTCCATTCCCCCTAATTTATATACTAATCAGTTAATAGTGGTACTCACTATATTAATTTGTATTAAACACGACCTACCCAAGAAGATACTCGATATCTTCGATAAATATACCAGTTAGGTATATTCCCCCACCATTACCCACTTTATAACACTTTATATCAGAACATGATAGTTATTATCATACATAGGTGTTATTAGTATAGGTATTTAAAACATAAAATACTACTGCAATTACATCTATCTGTCAAGGTTTAATTTTATATAGGAATTTGTTATGGCCATTAGTATTAATAATAAGAACGTAGGTGGTAGACCATCTAAGCAACCATCTCGACAACGCGTTGAGTATGCAATCAAATCCACTCAAAGTATGAGAATGGCAGCGGAGTATATTAATTTATCGTATCAAACATTCAGGAAATACGCTAAACAATACGAATTATGGACACCATTACCCAGTTCAAAGGGCGTTAGAAAACGTAATAGTACTAAGGTTTCGCCGTATGATTTGAAAAAAATACTTACTGGAGAGAATCCTTCACCATTTCGTGAGACTGTATTACTGAAAAAGGCGTTAAATGAAGCGTATTTAGAACAAAAATGTAGTGAATGCGGGTATGATTGTACTAATATTTTGGACAAAACACCCCCATTAGTGATAGATTTTCTTGATAAAGACCATAATAATACCAAATTAGACAACCTTAGAGTGTTATGTTTGAACTGCATATACACTTTAGCCAGTACTCAAAAGGGTTGGTATCGCCATAGGGATGTTCCATTAGTGATAGCAATAGATGAATTACTACAAAAAGATATCACGATTCAAACCAATATAGACGAGTTTGAGGCTATTCCCACGACTAGCACGAGCGAATTACCTATCGCTTCAAGTGATACTTTAATAGAATCGCCCGAATTAGAGTACATTCCTTTCGAAGAATTTCAAAAAACTTTAGATAATTGAGCGATTTTACTTGACTTGTATTGGCAAAAAGCCTTATATTAGAGTGGCTGTATAGCTAAATATGCGTGCGATTCACTTGGATTACCCTCTCAATCTCGCCAATATCCCCTATAATCCGCCCGGCAAAAGCTTAAAGTAATACATTAACCCATGGCTTGAAGTGATACTCGAAGTGCGTTAACCTTAAAAAAGATACAAGCATACTACCTATATAGAGATACAACACAACTAAAGCTAGCACTAAAGATTAATGCAACAATTATACTGAGTACAATACTACTCACGTGAGTACAATAATGGCGTACTGGGTAGTGATACTCACCACTTCGAATACATCACCACATCACCACATCACGCCTGTAACTTCAATAATAATTACACATGACATAATGTCAGTAAAGATTCCAGATAAAGGCCACCCATGGCTATTAATCGTGAATCGGAAAATGTATGACAATATGTCAGAAGGCCATACTTGCTCATATATCGGCGTGGCTTTTTTCACCTATAGAGAGTTATTAACACTCTTACCTAAGAGGTAAACCTATCGTCCGCGTTATTATTTATTGCGTTGCTTTTCTTATCTTGTTATATATTTATTATTATGATAAACACTATATACCTATTCATTATACTTATGTTATTTTTTGCAGGGTCTTTATACTCACAAGATAGTAATTTCAGAATTAGTGATGATACTATGGAGTTACAATTGGATAAGAAAGCACACTTCACTACTTCGTTTGGTTTGTATTATTTCTTCTACACATCTCTTACTATATACTCTGATACTTTACCTTACCCACAATTAGATGCGATGTTATTAAGTACTTCTATAGGTTTATTATACGAGGTGTATCAAGGAACATCACTTAGTAACGCAGATGGATTTAGTAAAGAAGATTTCTATTACAACCTTATCGGTATAGGGTTCGCTCGTTTCACTCACGAAATTATTTTACATTTTAAGGATTTAATTTAATACTTATATATAGACTGGGTTAAACAACAATAGGTTATTGAGAATGAAAAAAAGAAAAATCTTAGGAATCAATGCACTTAACCACGATGCATGTGTTACCTTATTACATGGTAATGAAATCTTGTTCGCTGGACATAGTGAACGATATAGTGGTATTAAAAACGATTCACTACTTAACAATGAAATCCTTGCCGATGTAAAACAATATGGTGATTGGGATGAGGTTGTTTATTATGAACGACCTTATAGTAAGAAACTACGACAGTTATATGCAGGACAATATTCAGAAGTTTTCACGAGGAAGAATCTTCCCTTAACACATTTAAAACAATTCGGTATAGATAAGATACACCATTACGTTGACCATCATTTATCTCACGCATCAGCAGGATACTATACATCACCTTATACAGAAGCAGCAATTGTTTGTATTGATGCAATTGGTGAATGGGAAACTTGTACTATATGGTACGCTAAAGATGGTAAGTTTAAAAAACGATATTCAGTAAGATATCCAAACTCATTAGGATTGTGGTATAGTGCTATGACTCAAAGATTAGGATTGAAACCACAAGAAGATGAGTACATCTTAATGGGTATGGCAGGTTGGGGTAAAGTTATACCAACATTAAAGAAAGAGTTAAACCGAACCTTTTTCCATAAGGGAAAAGATTTATTAAAATTTAATAAAAATTTACATCGTGGATGTCTTGACTGGGATTCAGAAGTATATCCAGATGATGGTACAGATGAATGGAAATTCACTATAGCAGCAAACGTACAGAGTATATGTGAAGATAAGATATATAACGTATTTGCAAAAACAAAACAATTAGTACCTGAAACCGATAACATAGTATATGGTGGTGGGGTTGCATTAAATTGTGTTGCTAATTCATTAGTGGCACACGAACTTTACCCAAGTTTATGGATTCTCCCGAATCCCGGTGATGGTGGTTCATCGTTAGGGAGTGCCGCATATATATTGGGTGAGCATGTGAACTGGCATAATTGTTTCTTGGGTTACGATATTAAAGGAAAGTATCCAACCGAGCAACTCTTAAAAGAGCTTCTCAAAGGGAACATAGTCGGAGTCGCGAACGGGAGAGCGGAGTTTGGACCTCGGGCTTTGGGCAACCGAACTTTGATGGCAGACCCACGTGGAGATAAGATTAAAGATAAGGTAAATAAAATTAAGAAACGACAAGAGTTTCGACCATTTGCTCCTGCAGTATTAGAGGAACACGCTCACGAGATATTTGAAATGCCCGTGAGGAAATCTCAGTATATGCAGTATGTAGCGAAATGTAAATACCCAGAGAAGTATCCTGCTATATGTCATGTAGATAACACTTCGAGAGTACAGACAGTAAGTAAGGATGATAATCCAAACTTCTATAATCTGATAAATGAATTTTACAAAACCACGGGTTGTCCTATGGTTCTCAATACCAGTCTGAATATTAAAGGACAACCCATTGTAAACACAAAACAAGATGGAATAGATTTCACTAAACAATATGGCGTAAAAGTATTTTGAAAAAGTACTTGACTTTGATAGTAAAAAAGCCGTATATTAAGGACAAATAAAATATGAATATAGGAATAATAGGTAAAGGATTTGTAGGGAATGCTATATCCGAGGGGTTTAAAACTCAAGGACATAACATTATTGCTCACGATATCCGATTAGAAACAAAGATAGAAGATGTATTGGATTGTCCAATTGTTTATATATCAGTACCTACACCAAGTGCTGAAAATGGTGATTGTGATACCACGATAGTAGAGAGTGTATTACGAGAATTATATCATCTGAAGTATAGTGGATTTGTTTGTATCAAGAGTACAGTCAAACCAGGTTCACTTAGTAAGTGGAACGAACAATACGGGCAGATACTTAATCTAAGTTTCGTACCCGAGTTTCTTCGTGAGAGGTGTGCTGTAGAAGATTTCATACATAATAATAATGTATTGGTTGTTGGTACTGATGACCCTATCGCTGAATTATGTATTAAAGAATGTCACGGAATTTTACCTACACATACAGTCGTGATGAAACCGATTGAAGCTGAACTGATGAAATACTTCAGTAATAGTTATAAAGCCATGAGAGTTACATTCGCTAATGCCTTCTATAAGATTTGTCAAGAGGTAGATGCTAACTATGATGTTGTTAAGGATACATTCTTATTTCATGGTATAGGTGATGGACATTATTTAAAAGTGAATAAGCAGTTCGGTGGGTTTGGTGGTACTTGTTTACCAAAGGATACTAAAGGATTGGCTAACTTAGTTGATGAGTTAGGATTGGATATAGAACTATTCAGAACTATTGTAAATGATAATATCAAGTTTACTGCTGGGGAATCTGAACAAGAAAATAGGATAGAAATATAATTATGAGATATTTATATATGAGTGGAATGGTGGCTAATATGAAAGATTATGGTTCATCAACAAACAGAAATCGACCAACTGATATCTCTCATTGTGGGAATATTAACCATACTATATTGGATATGGTTGTTGAAAAGAATACGCAAATAATAGGTTATTAATGAAAAAATGTTATACTTACGATGATGTAAATATCGTTCCGAAATATTCGGAAGTTGAACATCGTGTAGATGTCAAACTCAATACACGATTTACACGGAATACAGAATTGACTATTCCAATAGTTGCTGCTCCTATGGATACAGTCACAGAATATGATATGGCTGTCGAGATGATGGAATGGGGTGGTGTTGGTGTTATACATAGATTTAATACCATTGAAGAACAATCTAAGATGATGAAATCATTACATCGCGAGTGGGTTAAATATTTTAAACCAATACCAGGAATTACAGATGGTACAGAAAGAACATTAGAAACCGAATGGCAAGAATGGTGGGATAGTAGTGTAAGACATTGGAATAGTCCACCAACAAAATCGGATTGGGATGATTTAAAAGAAAGATTTTATTTTGCAGATGATATGATTCGTGATGATAAGAGTTGGTCTAAACTACCATTATGTGCCGCGGTAGGAGTTAATGGAGATTATTTAGAACGAGCAAGAGAATTAGCATGGAATGGATGTAATGTTCTACTTATAGATGTAGCACATGGTCATCATAAAAATGTAGGAGAAGCCATTGAAGAAATCAAAAAAGACATATCAGGAATTGAAGTTATTGCAGGAAACGTTGCGACGTCCGAAGCCACGAGGTACTTATGTGAAAGAGAAGCAGATGGAATTAGAGTCGGAATCGGAAATGGTTCATTATGCGAAACGAGGATTAGAACAGGTATTGGCGTTCCCCAAGTTTCTGCTCTACTTGATTGCGTTAATTCTGCAGATGAGTTTGATGTTCCTATTATTGCCGATGGTGGTATTCGTAATATTGGTGATGTTTGTAAAGGATTGGCTTGTGGGGCTGATTCGGTTATGTTGGGAAGTTTGTTATCAGGTACCAAAGAATCACCTGGAGAAATTGAGAAAGTAGGTCAATGGCCTAATGAAAAGTTATTTAAAAAGTATAGAGGTTCGGCCTCAAGAGATTCAAAAGGTAGTGATAAAAATGTCGAAGGTAATCATAAAGTAATTCCATACAAAGGAAAAACAAAGCGTATATTACACGATATTACAGATGGAGTTCGTAGCTCTTTCAGTTATGTTGGTGCTAACAATATATCTGATTATCACACATTAGTAGAATTAGTAAACGTAACACACGCAGGTATGGTAGAAGCTAAACCACACTTGTTATAGGAGAAATAAAATGCCAAGAACAAAGAAACTAACAAAGATAGATAAATCCGCTATTAGAATTTCTTCGGATAGAAAATCTACAAGACGAATGAGTACTCGTAGGAAAGAAAAAAGTGTCTTTCTACAGCGGGTAATTGATGGGATGAAAAAGTTTTTATCTTCACCATTTAAATAGATATTTATACTATGGGGCTGTAGCTCAGTTGGGAGAGCATCGCACTTGCACTGCGGAGGTCGCAGGTTCGATTCCTGTCAGCTCCACTTTAATTAGAGAGGATATATGCCGTTAAGTAGGTTTGGTAAAAGACATAAGAAAACCTTTGGTAAGAAGAAAGAAGAATGGGATGGTGATTTTAGAAAACCACCAAAGCCAGATTCTTATTATACCAAGATAAAAGGTAAGTGTAGATGGTGTAGTTATATGATAGTCCGAGATGATGAAACCATAAACGAAAGAAGAAGTTGGCATAAAGAATGTGCAGGAGAGTATATGATTATATACCACTCTAAAGAACAGAGAGCACATTTAAGGAAAAGGGATAAGGGTAAATGTAACCATTGTGGAGTTATGGCGAAACGATGGGATTGTGACCATATCAGACCTTTGGTTGAACAGAAAGGTGTGATAGCAAAAGATTTAGATTGGAGTTATTATAGTTTGGGTAACCTACAAACATTATGTAAAACCTGTCATAGAAAAAAAACAAATTCAGAAGTACATCTGAAAAAGAAGAGAAAAGTTAATTACAAGGAGACAAAAAAATGGGATTGAATCTAAGAGATGATTTGATTAAAGCAAGTAGATTACACTTTGAGGCTCATATAGAGAAGCATAGAATTAATGTAGAGAACTTACTTAGTAACTCACAAGGAGTAGCAGACCATCCAGATATAATGGATACAATAGAAAAGGAGTTGGGTGAAATTTCTATTTACCACGATTTGATGGAAGTGTTGGATAAATATTTTGATGGTGGACAGGTAACCAAAACAAGAAAACTACTAAACGAACAAATGTGTGAATGTGGTAAAAAGGTAAAATAGTAATGAAAGAACTTAAAGCAACAAGAGTCCCACCTGGAGATAGGTGGGCAATAGTAGATGGTGATGACCAAATTTATTCTTCATTAACTGAAGTATTAAATGCAATTTATATGGAATCACAAGGTACACAATTTTTTATTGATGCATTAAAGGGTGAAGTTCATGTTGAGGATGGTGTAGAAAAACCACCAACGATTAAGAAGTACTCACTCTATGGAGAAGAATATTAGATGGAGAAATTGTACTTATCGATGGTATTACTATTCTTTAGTAACATCGCAGCTTGGTGGCAATTGAATGCTCAGTTTATATGGAAGGATAATAGATTTTGGAATAATCCATATCTGATGGCTATTTGTGGATTACCAATTGGGTTTGCATTTTGGCACGCAACACGATTAAGTTATGAACACTTTGGATTTACATGGAATATCCGAATGATTGGGTTTGGAATTGGTACATTAGTTTTTGGTATATGTTCCTATTTATTCTTGCGAGAGATACCTACTATGAAAACCATCATATGTTTATTGTTAGCATTATCAATTATATTAATACAGGTAACGAATGTACTTGGAGAATGATATGAACTTAAAAGATTATATAGTTGATGTGCCAGATTGGCCAAAGGAAGGTATTATATTTAAAGATATAACACCATTATTAGCAAATACAAATTCATTAGAATTTGCAACATTATCAATGAGAGGATTGTTGAATAATAAAAGTGTTCAACCAACTCACATAGTTGGTATTGAAGCAAGAGGATTTATTTTCGGAGCTCATTTAGCAAAGAGAATGAATTGTAGTTTTATCCCACTACGAAAAAAGGGTAAGTTACCACCACCAGTAATTTCTAAAGAGTATGAATTAGAATATGGAACAGACACTTTAGAAATCAAACCAGGTGATGGTGAACGAGTAATTATTGTTGATGATGTCTATGCCACAGGTGGTACTGCAAAGGCAGCAATAGAACTATGTTTAGAAGCTGGATATGATGTATTAGATGAAATCTATTTAATCAATCTTAGTTTTTTAAACAAAGATAAAGTAAAATCAGTTATAACATATTAAAGTTATAACATATAAACAGGAGAGAAGTTATGGCAAAATTAACAGACCTATTTGAGCAAATTCAAGATTTGTATTTTGAGTTTGAATCAAACCACTTAGAATTTGTGGAAAAGGGAAACAAATCAGCTGAAGGTAGAGCACGTAAAGCGATTGGTGAAGTTAAAAAGTTAGTTACTGAATATCGTAAAGAATCGGTTACAGCAACTAAATCAGCACATTATAAATAAGGAGTTAAGATGTATCGAACAGCAGAGTTCGTAACACCTAAACATCCAGATAAATTATGTGATAGGATATCAGATAAGATATTAGACCATTGTCTTGACCTCGACCCTAATGCTAGAGTCGCGGTTGAGACTATGGGTGGACATGGTAAAATATATGTCACGGGTGAAGTTACGATGGATTCAAAGGATGAAATTCCAGTTATACAAATAGTTGAAGATGTTACAGAATCTACCGATTATTTAAAAACAACACAAGTTAATATAGTTCAACAATCATCTGAAATCGCACGCGGGGTTGATGGTGGTGGAGCAGGTGACCAAGGTATTATGGTTGGTTACGCATGTGATGAGAATGATGAGCATGTGCCAGAAGAGTATAGATTGGCAAGAAGTTTATGTAAACACTTATATGAGTTATATCCATATGATGGTAAGACTCAAGTAACCACAAGAGGTGATAGGAATTTATTTATTGTTTCATCATTTCAGAACACCAATAAGATTTCCCTACATGGAAAAATTAGTGAGTGGCTAAAGAATGAACCATATGGTTTAATGGTTACTCACGCTAATCCAGCAGGTGATTGGAAACAAGGTGGATTCGATGCAGATGTAGGATTGACTGGTAGGAAATTAGTTGTAGATAATTATGGGCCACGAGTACCAATTGGTGGTGGAGCATATAGTGGTAAAGACCCAAGTAAGGTTGATAGAAGTGCAGCATATATGGCGAGACATATTGCAGTAGAAGAATTAAAACGAAAAGGTTTGAGTGAATGTTGGGTTAATTTAAGTTATGCTATTGGTGAGAAAGAACCACTACAAGCAACTTGTTTTAATGAATTTGGTAGTTGGGATATACCATCTCACTATCCAATATACCCAAATGATATAATTAAATTTTTAGATTTAAAAAAACCGATATATTATAAAACATCAGAATGGGGAGCATATGGCAATGGATTTAAATGGGATAAGTAGTGATGACATATTAATAGTATGTGCACTTAAAATTGAGACCCAAGGACAATTAGATAAGTACAAAACATTATATACAGGTGTAGGTAAAGTTAATGCAACATATGAGTTAGTGAAGTATTTGAATACTCATGTTGCAAGAGCAAAACCAAAACTTATAATTAATTATGGAACAGCAGGTTCTCGTAAGATTAAGAAGAAAACATTAGTTGATTGTACGAAGTTTGTACAGAGAGATATGGATGTTACTGGTCTTGGTTTTATGAGAGGTGAAACACCATTCGAAGATGACCCACCATTAATGTTAGACTTCGGTATAACACCATTTAATACAATAGGTAGAAGAGCAACTTGTGGTAGTGGTGATTCTTTTGTAGAAGATAGAACACAATATTATGGTGAAGTTGTAGATATGGAAGCATATGCATTAGCAAAGGTTTGTTATAAAGAAAAAATTCCATTTGTTTCATTTAAGTATATCACAGATGGTGCCGATGAACAAGCACACGAGGATTGGGAAGCAAACTTAGCAGATGGTATTGTAGAATTTAAAAATCAGATATTAGTTAATATCCCACTTCTTTTTGGATAATGAGTAAGGTGTCAATATTAAAAGGAAAAAATGTTTTAATAACTGGCGCCAATGGTGGACTTGGTAGAGAATTTTGTAAACAACTCATCGGGGAAAATATAAATTTATTTATAACGGCCCCACGTAAATCGGAACTACTTTTATTACAGAAAGAGTTATTAGAAAATGGTATGGAATGTAAGGTAAAAGTTGCAGATTTTAATGATGGTATAGAACCTTTGAGAGAATATTTTGATAGTGTAGATATATTAATTAATTGTGCTGGAGTTTATATCGAGGATAGTTTGGAAAATTTAACTATTGATGATTACGATACACTTTACAATGTTAATGTTAAAGCATTATTTACATTAATTAAAGAAGTTTCGGTGAATATGAAAAATAATAGATGGGGTAGGATAATAAACATTGGTTCTAATTCAGCATATATTGGAACAAAAAATAATTCATTATATTGTTCTACTAAGCATGCAGTACTTGGACTTTCAAGGGCAGTACATCAAGAATTAAAACATTATAATATTAAAACTTTTTGCTTTTCTCCTGGTGGATTACAAACTAATATGGGTAAAAAAATCAACCCCGTGGAATATCCATTGTTTATTGAACCAAGTGAATTGGTTCAGTATATACTCCACACAATCCAATATGATGGACCTATGGTAATTGATGAGTCTAAAGTAAATAGAATGGGTGTATAGTGGAGAAAATATTAAAAGGTGCATAAACAGGCAAAACTTAAAAAGAAAATAGTTGGGAATGAGTACCCACCACCAGAGTGGGGAGCATCACCAATCTATGAATTAAAAGCTTACATCATCACAATTAAGGATAATAAACTTAGTGAAGAAAGTGCTCAACGGACATTAAAGAGTGCGTTAGAACGAGGTTTAGATGCCGAGATATATTATGGTGTTGATAAATATTCTTCTATGATTGAACTTGAGACTAATGGTTTAGTAATTGATAACACCGATGGAGTATTTACAAACTATGGTTATGTAGATGCTGCTGTAGGATGTTTTCTCTCACATTATAAATTATGGGAAAAGTCAGCACACACTGGGGAAAGATTCCTTATACTTGAACACGATGTAAAATTTACTGATGATGTAGTGGATTTTGAAATGTATGGTGGTGTATTAAATATTGGTAAACCACGTTGGGGTACTACATATAAGCAATGGTGGTCAACCGATGGATGTTATCAACGAGATTGTAGAGTTATAAAACACTCATTCATCGATGAATATAAACATTGTAATTGTGATGAATATTTTCTACATGGAGCACACGCATATATCATAACCCCCGATGATGCTAATAAATTAGTTAACCACGCAAAAGCAAATGGTATCGTACCAGCTGATAATTTCATCAATAGAGATGTAGTTAATATTGCGGATGCAATTCCATTTTGTTGTGAACAAGTAACCACATTTAGTACTATACAAAATTTACATCCTATTCACGGATTTAAAAATGGTTCAGTTATAACAGGTGATGAAGCTTGGGTTAAAGTAGGTGAGGAAATTCCTGCTGGTACTATAAAGGTAAAAGAGAACAAGAAGGGTACTAAGGTTATGGTGTTCCTTGCTGATGAATCACATATTGAAAATATAAAACCTTTAATTATAAATGCAAAAGAAGATGGAAACTGGGATGGAGATTTTTGTGTAATTGTACCACACGGAACTAATACCGATATATTAGATAAAGATTTAATAAAGGTTTTTGAAGCACCAGAATTAATTGATACACCCACACACTTCTCAAAGTTATTTTTATTTAATGCATTTTTTACACAATGGGATTGGCTATTTTATTGTGATATGGATATTTGGTTTACAAATCCAATTGATTTGGATTTAGAGAATAGATATAAAAATACATTATATGCTAATACTGATAGGTTACCATTTATAGAACACTTCTATGGACAACAAGGTAAAGGAGATAAGGATAAAAAGATTTATACATTATCAGATGCACAGAAACAATCTATAGATAAAATTAAGCTTGAGGCTAAAGAGAATGATATTGAAACTGGCTTTCAAACTTGTTTTATGTTATGGCATAGTGATATGAATCCGAGATATGATACTATTATATGGGAAAACTATTTTAAGTATTATGTGTATTCACAAGTATGTAGGGAGAGAATGTGGGACCAGTCTTTATTTAATTTAACCTTTATGCAAAGTTGGGATACACTCAATGTATCTTATAAGTGTTCATTTGACCAAAGTACTGCAGTGATGGAAGTTGATTGGGATATTGATAAGTTACGGAATGGTTATTATGATGGTACGACCGTAGATGGTGCTACTGCAATCCACTTTACAAGTTACTTCCCGCCGTGGAAAAAATACAATAGAAGATACTATAGAAAATGGGATGATTATTATAATAGGGTTGGATATGAGATATAAGAAATTTATATTCAATGATGAATGTATTATGGATAATCTAAATGATACAATGATATTCCCATTCCAAGATGAGTATCTTGATTATCAAGATTGGATATTAAATAATCCAAATGATTACACGATGTTAATATCAAATACACAAGGTGATTCTAAGTGGCAAGGTTTGTTAGAAGAGGTACACGAAGTACGAAAAAATATATACCATAGAAAACTATACTATAAAGATTATACACTATGGGTTGAGTCCGAAGTTAAGTTATTACCTAATCAAGATTATCAAACGCATGGAGAACAAACTACATATTATACATCAGGTAGAATATTATCTAAGGAGTACTTTAGACAAGGTGTGAAGATGGGTGAGTATTTCTCATATTCTGATATAGATAATTCATTACCTACGATACATGGGTTCTACGATACTAATAAAAAAGTTGGTGAGTGGGAGTATTACTTTGCCAATTCCGATATAGTTAAAGTAATCGAGAAATATAGTGTAGCTGGTATATTAACGCAGATGATAGAATACGACATATCAGGTAAAGAAATAAAGATAAGTAATTATAAAGATAGTAAGTTAAATGGTATATTCAGAGACTCACATAACAATGGTGAATTAAGATGTAGGGGAAATATGAGAAAAGGATTGATGGATGGGCTGTGGTCATTTTATTATAGAGATAGTGCACCAGAGTATCAGATAAAATTTGATAACGGAATCCCGATTGGTAGCTTAAAATACTTTGCTATGGATGGAAAATTAAATTGGGAGAAAGAAGTAATATGATTACATTTATAATACCATTTTGTTCTATAGATGAAACTACACATTTAAATATACCAAACACTTGGAAGGACAACAATTGGTTTACTATGGTATCCACTACTCTAAAAATAATTAAAAATATAAATGAACATCATATGGATAGAGAAATAATACTTGTAGATAATTCTCATAACTGGCCTAATATAGGAATCCCAAGAGTACGAGTTATTCCGGGTTGGCAAGCATACAATAAAGAGAATTTGATACATGATAGTAAATTTAAAGCTCATAATGATATAATCGATGTACATCAGCTAGATTGGCAAAATGATACTATGTGGGCATCACTTGGTTTCCACAAAGCTATTCAAGAAGCAAAAGGTGATTACATTATATTACAACATAATGATTTCTTTTATATGGATACTAAAGCCATTCCTAATATGATAGAAGATTTAGAAAATGATAATTTAGAATATATTTCAGTTGATAATAAAAAGGTATCACTATTAACCTATATGATTAATCAAGAGTTATTTGATAAATATATTGATGTTAAAAAGTTCTCACCACAATTTGGTGGTATGTTAGAAACAAAGATGATTGGATTATCAGATGCATATTTCTTCTTATGTAGGAAAAAGTTTTTTGATAACTATGATGTTGATTGGAAATATGGGGATAGTAATCACGGAGCTACAATTTATTGTTTAGAAAATAAGTTAAACTATTTACACCTTGGCCCTTATTATGATAATCCAAGTTATCAAACACAAGACCAGAAAAATGGATACAATACATATTATTATGCTGGTAAACCATTTGGTGGACATTTAAAGGGTGGGTTTTCTGAAAACAAATTAGCCGATAGTACTTATGCTAAGTTATTTCACAAGGGTGTAAATGAATATTCCTAAGTTAGATATACTTCTTGATGCTGAAAAATATTGGTACAACCGCGGAGATAATTATGGTATATTATGTTCAGTACATTTAGATTCAGATGGTGGTGTTGTAGATTTCAATACTAATATAAATCCAACATCAGATTCATTTATTGATAATTTATTTAAATATATAGAGCAAAGAGATACCAAAAGATTAATAACAATAACAAGAACAAGTAGAGAAGTTGGTAATGAAACAGATTGTCCACCACTATCCACGTTAGAACTAATAGAGTTTAAGTGTAAGGATATTGGTATGTTCTATTATAACTTTATACAAAATCCATTTCCAGATGGGATTCCAAAGTTTGAGTTATCTACTGATAACTTTATTTTAAGATTTAGTTACGATAATGATTCCCCAATTGATAGGTTAGCAGTTACTAAAGATATATGTGATAGTACAGAACCTATAACCGATATAGCAATTGTGATGTGTACAAAAAAGGATAATGTGATATTAGAATGTCAAAGAAAACTATAGACGATAAGTTTCTAAATCTAAAAGTAATTGGGAATTTGATACAAGTTATTTGTTATACAGAATCTCAACAACAACGTGTTATTGATAGACTGGTTAAACCTGGCAATTGTGTGTTTGAAGGATACGAGGTTTGGGAAGGTGAAACCGTCATACTTACATTTAGATTATTAGACTATGATGATATGAAACCTACAACCAATTAATGTTTATCAATCACACACATAAGTTTATCTTTATTCATATACCAAAGAATGGTGGTACGAGTATTCGCAATTCATTTGATATTAATGGTTATGATAAGAGAGTAGTTAGAAAGAAATATCCCCACGATGGTGCAATGGAGATACGAGATTATTGCGGAGATGAAGTTTGGAATACATTTTATAAGTTTGCAGTCATTCGTAATCCATACGATAGATTAGTTAGTTATTATCACTTTCATAAATCACCACAATATAGATATCCAGCAAGAGCACAAGAGTTAAGTTTTAAAGAATGGGTGATGACAGGATTGGATGATAATATAAAGAGAACACAATTCAATTACTTAGCAATGAGACCAGATTATACTATTAGATTTGAAAAACTTCAAGATGGTTTTGATAAGGTATGTACTAACATTGGTATTGAATCATATGAGTTACCACACTATAATAAATCAGAGCACGAACCATTCGAAAGTTATTATGATGATGAATTAAAAGATATTGTATATGGGATGTTTTTGGTTGATTTCCAAAGATTCGGGTACGCTCGCTAGTTTCAATCTGTATATAGTTTTGCCTTTTGTGCTACCTACCCATAGTAATATATATAAATAAATGAAAAAAAACCTTGACTTATATTATATTTATTTCGTATATTGCTTATATGAATGAGTGTAAAAAATGTAATGTTCGTATGGATAATCAGAGAATCCATCTTGGATATACCGAATGTTTAGATTGTAGTGAGGTTGAGGCTTATTCAGCTCACCAAGTATATCCACATAAAACAGGTGGTTATGTTCAACCAGTATCTTCACATAAAAAGAAACACTTAGATTCTATTGATAGAAGAAGTAGAAGTGGTAGTAGAACTGCCAAAGGTATTTATGCTGATAATAGTTGGGATAGGTGGTTAGAGAAATACTGGCACGATTTATATAATCCAAAACCTAAATCAGATTTCAAACCAAAAAAGGTTCTATTTAACCATCAATCTATTACTAAAGTATTACCTATGATTATGGGAGAATATTGGAAATTTGGTTATGATAGAGCAATTGAATTAACCAATACTTATTATAAAAGAGATAAGATAACTCTAAATACTAAGTGTACTATTGTATCCCAATTAACCGCATTACAATCACTTAATTCTAAACAACGAAAAATAATTAAAAAAAACACTTGACTCGTATTGGCTTTTATCACTATATTATAGTATATGAGAAGAGTACTTTATTTAGGTTTTGTGATTCTGGTTGGTTTAACTAATCTAATTAATTTAAAAAAAGTGAAAAAAACACTTGACTTGTATAGGCAAAAAGCCTTATATTATAGTATAAGAAAAAGGGAAATAACTTGAAAGATAAACAATTTAAACACTTTAATCCAATGGCTCTCAGAGAGAAATACTCTGCTGGGTCTAAAAAACAATCGAATCCGTTCTCTTCGTTTTGGGCTGATAATTCATGGGATACTCGTAGAAGTTCTTTTATCGATGAACTTGAAGAAGCTCCTAAAGGTAGAAAACCAGTTGACCACGTTAAACTTGCTTCTTATAGAAGAGCCATCGCTAACTTCGTAACTATCGTAACGAATCGTTCTGATATTCCAGTCCAATTTCAAAGTAATGATAGTTCTTATACTGATGGTAAGAAAGTTATGATTGGTTCTAAGATTGATGAGAAAAACTTTGACCCCGTAGTTGGTTTGGCTTTACACGAGGGTTCACATATTAAACTTTCTGATTTTGATTTTTTGAGAAATCTTGAGAATAACATTCCACAAGAAACTTTTATTCGTGCTGAGAAAGTTGGTATTGATAAGTGGACGGTTCTTACTCACATGAAAAATTTATTAAACTATGTGGAAGATAGAAGAATTGACCACTATATTTTTTCAAACTCACCAGGTTATAAAGGTTACTATCATTCAATGTATGAGAAATATTTTCATTCAAAGATTATTGATAAAGCTCTTCAAACTGATGAGTTCACTTCTATAGATTGGGATTCATACATTTTCAGAATCTTAAATTTAACTAACAAGAATCGTAACTTAAATGCTCTACCAGGTTTGAAAGAAATCTTTAATATGGTTTTTATCGCTGGTGGTGGTGTTAAAAGAATGAAATCTACTGAACATTGTTTTATTACTGCTAGTGGAATTTATGATGTGATTCTTAATAACTTACCTGAACTTAAAATGGATAAAGATGGTAACATCGAAAAACCACAAGATATGAAAGGTAATGATTCTGCTGGAGAAGGTGAAGGTACAGGTTCACCAAGTGAAGGTGGAGAATCTCCTGATGATAGTATGAGTGATGAAGAATTTGATTCTATGATAGATGGTGTTGAAAATGGTGAAGGAAATGTTACTCCTGGTTCAGGTAGTGGTACGGGTAAAGAAGTTAAGTTATCTGAAAAACAGATGAAACAATTAGAAAATGCTATTCAGAAACAAAAAGATTTTGTAAATGGAGAAACTAAAAAAGTTGGTAAGTTAACCAAGAAAGATTCTGCTAGTGTAAAAGCTATGGAAGAAGCTGGTGTGGAGAAAATTCAGGCTGGTGAATCAATGACAACCGAAGAATGGAATTATGATACACAAGAGTATGATACAATTCCAGGCAAGGGTGTTGGAGTTATCTATGTTAAGAAACTAACTCAAACGATGATTGATGAAAATCTTTTTCCAAGTATTCTTCGTCGTAAAAGTTCTTACTATTATAATTCGGATAGAGATTCCGAGATAATGAGTCAAGGTATTTCACTTGGAACTAAACTTGGACGTAAGTTACAGATTCGTGGAGAATCAAGAGATTTAAAATCTACAAGATTAGATAGTGGTAGAATTGATAAGAGATTAATTTCTGAACTTGGGTTTGGTAATGAGAGAGTTTTTCAAACTACGTTTACCGAAAGTTATTCAGATGCTTTCTTACATATCTCGGTTGATGCTAGTGGTTCTATGGGTGGAGAAAAATGGAGACAGACTATGATTTCTACCATTGCTATTTGTAAGGCTGTTGATATGATTCAAAATGTTGATGTGATGGTTTCTTTTAGAAGTACTCACGAAGGTGGTCACAGAAGAAATAGAGATATGAGTTCACCATTAATCTTGATTGGTTATGATTCAAGAGTTGACAAGTTTTCAAAAGTGAAAAAAATGTTTCCATGTATTTATCCTGGTGGAACTACTCCAGAAGGATTATGTTTTGAAGCTATTCTAAAAGATATTGTTCCTACTACTAATAATAGAGAATCTTATTTTTTGAATCTTTCAGATGGGATGCCAATGTTTAGTAATAATGATGTTGATTATTATAATAAAACGGCAATAAACCACACTAAGAAAATGGTTGATGAGATTCGTAAACAAGGTATCAAAGTTATGAGTTATTTTGTTAGTGATACAAACTACGATAGGTCAGAGAATCTTAGAGATTTCAAAAGAATGTATGGTAAAGATGCCGAGATGATAGATTTGAGCTCAGTACTTCAAATTTCAAAAACAATGAACAAAAAATTCTTGGAGAAAAATTAATGGGTCATAAAAAACCGCTAGTAGCTGCTAGAAGAAGAGAAGTGGCAGGAATGTTTTTCAAGTGGATATACAATAATTTAATTAATAAAAAAAATACTAAATGTATGTGTGGGTGGAATATGAAACCATTTGAAAAATATACAGATAGACACCAATGGATATGTATATGGAAAAAATGTGGATGGGAAGCATTTGATAATAATGATGGTAAATTACATTGGTTTAAAACAAAAAAGTGAAAATAACACTTGACTCGTATAGTAAAAAAGCCTTATATTGTCATATGACAACAGGGAGAAAAATTATGGATTGGAAATTAATAGGTTATAGGATTGCTGAGTTTGGTACGGCACTACTTATATTTGTATCATTTTATTTATGGATGATTATTGCTAATATTTAATTTAAAAAAAGTGAAGAAAACACTTGACTTGTATAGGCAAAAAGCCTTATATTAAGGTATAAGAAATGGGAAAAAAATTAACAATTGAAAAATAAAGAAAACAAAAAAAAGGAAAAAACACATATGGCTAATTTAGTTGTAAAAATCGAAAAGTCTGGAAACAGATATAATGCTTGGGATATTGATGGTAATAAGTTTACTTCAAAAATCTCAATTTCTGCTCGTAAACGAGCTCACAAAAAGGGTATGGCCCTTGAACAGAGAGTTAATAAATCAGGTAAGAACTACTGGTGGGTAGTTCCAATGTCTGAATTTGAAGCTAATTCTGCTCCAATATTTGATGTATCTTCAATAGAGATTCCATCAGACCATGCTGAAGTTCTTAACTTCATACACGATTCATATAAACTAAAACCTAAAGGTTTAGTTATGAGAGAATTAAAGTGGAAGTACTTAATCCGTTCTGCCGTAAGAGGTAAGAATATTTTAATGACTGGCCCTGCTGGTTGTGGAAAAACTATGGCTGCTAAATCTTTGGTTAATTCCTTAGATAGGCCAGATTACTATTTTAATATGGGTTCTACACAAGACCCACGAGCCACCCTAATCGGTAACACTCATTTCGATAAAAAGAAAGGTACTTACTTTTCAGAGGCTCTTTTTGTAAAGGCTATTCAAACACCAAACGCTGTGATTCTTCTTGATGAATTATCAAGAGCTCACCCTGATGCTTGGAATATTCTGATGACGGTTTTAGATGCTGGTCAAAGATATCTTAGGTTGGATGAGGCTGATGGTCAAACTACTATCCCAGTTGCTGAAGGTGTAACTTTTGTAGCTACGGCTAATATCGGAAACGAATACACAAGTACTCGTGTAATGGATAAAGCTCTAATGGATAGATTCACTATCGTGGAAATGGATGTCTTAACTGATGAAGAGGAACTTGGCTTACTTACTTATATGTTCCCCCATGTTGAGCCTGATTTAATGAAGGCTGTTGCTGAGATTGCTCATACTACACGTATGGAATCAAAATCAGATACTGGGAAAGTTTCTGCTGGAGTTTCTACGAGAACTTCGGTTGAGATGGCTGGATTACTTTACGATGGTTTCGGAATCGATGAGGCTGCTGAAGTAAGTATCTATCCACAATTCGCTGATGATGGCGGGATGGATTCTGAAAGAACTTTTGTAAAGCAGTTAGTTCAGAAGTACATCAATGATGGTTCGGACGAGGATTTATTCAATGTTGAGGATGAATCGGAAAATATGAGTTAGGTCTTACCTAACTCGGTGTGGCTGGTGGTTTTTGATTTCCTTTCTTTCCCATCAGCCATTTTTTTATACATTTTGGAAATTTGAAAGTATATTTATAAATGAGGAATAAGATATGATAAAAATTATTAAACGAGTTTTAAATCGACATAGAGATACTCAAGGTAATATTGGTTCGGAAGCATTTCGTGATTTGTTAGCAGTAGAAATTGCTGCAGTTATGAAATCTAAGGGTTGTTATACTGAATATGGTGATAGTGAAGCAAAAGATAATCCACTCAGTATGGAAATGTGGAAAGGTTATAATACAGAAAAATTATCTAAAGAGTATTTAGATGCTTGGACTTGTGACCATTGTGGTAAACATACTCACAAAGTTGAATATGATTATCTTGGTAATGGTACAAATCACTTACAATGTGAATTAGAACTTGAAACAAAAAACGAACAAATAGAATTGGAGCTTAAGTGACAGTTACTTATGATAGATATTTAATATTGGCTAGTTATTCAACAAAAATAAGTGGCGATTATAGTGGATATGTAGGGTTTAGAGAATTGGTTGACGTGTTAGAAAATATAGCAGTAAAACAAATTAATACATATTTATATAATGGAAACCATTATACATCTGAATTAACAATAAATGAAGTTAATGTTATTTTAGATTGTGTTAAAGATGGTAAGTACAATAGTGGCTTTGATAAGTTAAGAAAGATATCAAACCAAATTGGGATACGACGAATTTAAATAAGTAGAGAAGTAGTTCTCTTAGTTACATTAAATAACAGGAGAATTACGATGGCAAAAAAACTTGATGTTCGTGAATATCAATGTGAATTGGTAAGAGTTTTAGATGGAGATACAATCGATTGTTATATTGATTTAGGCTTTCATTTAAAAATTAAAAAAAGAATTAGATACATGGGTATTGATACTTGGGAAAGTAGAACCCGAGATTTAGAAGAAAAAGCAAAAGGTCTATTAGCTAAAGCTCGGAATAAAGAATTGTTAGAGGGTGGAGTATTTAAACTGAAAAGCTTCGGAACGGGAAAGTTCGGAAGAGTATTAGGAGAAATATTTGTATCACCAGATGTTGTTGGTGAACACATTACTGAGTGTATTAGTAACCCAGATTCTAAAATTGATTTATCTGTCGATGGTTGGGTAAGTATAAATGATATTCTAATTGAAGAAGGTCATGCTTATGATTATCTTGGTGGAAAGAAAAAAGATTTCAAAGCTGAAGCAGCTAAGGAAATTGGAAAAGAAAAAGTTGAGGCTAGTAAAGATTATGTTGATAAACCAACAGAAGAAAAAGAAAAAGAAGCAGGAGCAAAAGAAGAGTAACACATATAAGATTGTTGTTCCTTATGCTACCGAAACAACAACAATGAGTTACGAACAAATAACCTGGAGTTCTTAAATGGAAGAAACACGATTTATATACTTTACAGCAAAGTGGTGTGGCCCTTGCAAAACATTTAAACCTATAATGGAAGGTTTGGAAGCAGAGGGATATCCTATCTACTTTCAAGATGTTGACGAAGACCAAGTACTTGCAGAATCATATCAAATCAAATCAGTACCTACAATTAAAATTGTAAGAGGAAATGAAGTGCTAGAGACTATGATTGGAATACAAGACCCTGAAATAATGGTTGGTAAATTTCAATTATATGCACCCTTAGAATTTGGTGTTGAAGATGAAAGCTAAAGTAGAGTTTGAGTATCCTACTATTGAAGGGATGATTTATAAAGATACTATTATAGTATGTGAAGAATTAGATTTTAATAGTAGGGTAGGTGACGAAAAAGTTAAGGGTAAATTAGATACTGGTAAGATAGTATGGATACCCAAAAAATTATTAAGAAAAATGTAATTTTTAGTTATTGATTAACTATTTATATACAGATTAAAATTTCAATGCTCGAAAGAGGTTGATTAAAAGATAGAATACTGATGTCGAAAGAATCAGTATTTAGTTAGACAAACAAGTTAACAAAGGAGAAAACAAATGACTAAAGTTATCTTTAACGCAGGAGTCCCTATTATTGATAGGGATAATTTCCTAACACCATTCGATAGAATGTTCGACCAAATCGTGGAAAATTCATTTCCCGATATCACAAAATCAGTAGGAGTAAAACCATTTCAAGGTACTGCATATCCAAAAGTAAATGTATATGAGTATGATGATAGGGTTGGTATAATAGCCGAAATCCCAGGTCTTGATAAAAAAGATTTATCAATAGATGTGGAAGAAGGCGTATTAACTATTGCTGGAAACAAACATGGATTGTTTGATGATAAAGGTGCAAAAGTAATTCGTAAAGAATTAAAACATTCATCTTTCAAACGACAATTCGAATTGGGTGATTTACTGAATGGAGATAAAATCAAAGCAACATTTAAAGATGGATTGCTTTCGATTGATGTTCCTAAAGTAGAACCAAAGAAACCAATTAAGACCTCTGTCAAGATTTCCTAACATAATAAATGTAGGAAACGATAAGTATGTTGTTCTTGGAACGGCAAAGGTGGACACTGGTTTTACAACAGAAGAACTTAAGTCTCAGTATGGGTACGCCGATGCCGTTCTTAGGAACGGAGATGTATATTATATCTGCTATAAAATGATAGAAGCAGAATTTGAAGAACTAAATCAAGAAACATAAATTGATATCGTGATTTCTTGTTACCACTTAGGTGGGTTGTTGTTTTCGGAAGTGAGGTTAGAAGTTGAAAAACAGACTAACAAAAAGTCCTATTAACAAATATAGGTAATCTTAACAGCGAATAGGCTGGGTTGTAGACCACGCGTAAGGTTACCACAATTAGTTTTGTATGGAGATACTTAATATAGAAAGTGTCGGAAGAATCTGAAATAAATAACGATTAGGTATGCACAGATGATACTTATTACTATATGAATCTCAAACAGATTAAGCAAAGAAAAGTGAGACAGAAACTTGCATGGTTACAATCCGAATTGGAAGAAACTAAAATTATATATAAAACTTGTATAGAAAGATTTAATACAGATTTTAGAAACTATTTAATGGGGGGTGATTCTACACCAGACCCATCATCTAAGTTAAGTAAAGACCCACTCGATAAAATTGAATCCGATGTTGATGATGATACATTGAAAGCAGTATATCGTAAGGTGGCAGGAAAAACTCACCCCGATAAGGGTGGAGATTCTGATAAATTTAAATTAGCGAATGAAGCTAATAAAAATAAAGATTTTGGAAAGTTGTTAGATATGGCTGATGAATTAGGTCTTGAAGTTCCTATGGATGATAGAATGAAATTTGAAATGGAACAACAGATTAAAGCAGTATCCAATAATATAACAAATATGAAATCCACGATGGCGTGGGTTTGGGTTCACATTGAACCAAATTCAAAAGATAATATGAAGCAATATATTCTACAACAATTGAATATATAACATATTTATATATAACAAAAAGGTTAATACACATGAGAAGAAAAATAGAAGTAATAGACAAGATAAATTCAATTCAACTTGAGGTAGAGAGACTACACGAGAGAACACCCGAAGATACTGGTGATAATAGGTTTGACTTAATACTAAGAATCACAAAAGGATTAAAAACGATGTTGGACGATTTAGAAAATATCGTTGAATTAGAGTCTGATGGTATTGAATAAATAGGAGAGTACAGGTGGAACGCTCAGAAAATTTCCATATATGGTTGGGAATCTCAGCATTACTTATTGCAGGTAGTGCAGGATTCTTTTCCGTATTTGGATTAAGCAAATTATTTAGTGGTGCAACATTAAGTGTAATCGTAATGGCGAGTTCATTAGAACTTGGTAAGTTGGTTACTGCTGCATTCGTATATAGATATTGGAAACTGATTAGTTGGTTTCAAAGGATATATTTAAGTACTGCAGTAATAGTATTAATTGCTATTACATCTGCTGGTATCTTTGGATATCTAAGTAATGCTTATCAAGGAGCGACCGTCCAGTTCGAAAAAGAATCTACTGCCTTATTATATATGGAAGATAGATTAGACCAGTTAAAAGAAGATAAGATATTTTTAACTGAGGAATTGGAAGTGGCAATATCAGAATTACCTGATAACTATCTTACAGCAAAGAGAAAACTTCGAGAGGAATATCAACCACAGATATCTGATATCAATAAACAAATGTTAGATTTAAAAGGTGAGGTGGGGGAATTAAAAATTGCCCTTGTGGAGACTGGAGTAGATGTCGGCCCAGCAATATATCTGGCTCGAACATTCAACACGGATGTAGATTCGGTCGTTAAGTTTTTCATCTTTATTCTAATATTCGTCTTTGACCCATTAGCTGTTATGCTAGTTGTAGCATTTAATCAAGCGATAGTACTTAGGGGAGAAGAATCCGAATTAAAAATTGGTAATCAAAAAAGCTTGCTTACCAAGAAAGCAAAAAATTGGTGGGAAGTATATGGTGAAACAAAAGATAAGATTCTTAAACGAGAAGATATTGTTGAACCAGAAGAAGATGTAGTAGAGGTTATCAAAGAAGATAAAACTTCCGATAAAAATATTAGAAAGTCATTAAGAGGTGGAGTTAGAACATAGTATATATTATATTTATTAGTAAGAACCCGCGGATTACATTTAATTAAAACTTAATGGGAGTGTTACTATGAGTAGTAAAGCAAAAGTAAAAACTATAACAAAGGTTGTATCAACTCAAGATTGTCAAAACAAACGACAAGCATTATCACAGATGAAACGTATCAAATGGGACATCGATTTCAAAAACACAAATCAAAAGAAATTTTGGGATACCATTGTATCTAATACTATTAATTTTTGTATAGGCCCTGCAGGATGTGGTAAAACATATATTGCAACATATTGGGCACTACAACATTTAGTTGATAAAAATTCAAAGTATGATGGGATTATTATTACTAAACCAATGGTGGAAGTTGATGGAGAAAAGATTGGATACCTACCAGGTAATATCGATGAGAAAACTGACCCGTTTATGCAATCAGTATATTATAATATGGAACAGATAATTGGTAAGCAGAGAATGGAAGTTTTAAGAGCTGCAGGATTGATTAAAGTTGTACCATTAGCTTATATGCGTGGATTAACATTACAGAATAAAATTGTGATATTAGATGAAGCACAGAATGCTACAATACCACAGATTAAAACTTTTCTTACAAGAATTGGAATGGGTTCTAAATATATTGTAAGTGGAGATTTAATGCAGAGTGATTTGAAAGCAAAAGGGGCAAATGCATTAGAAGATAGTATCAGGAGATTTACTGGTTTATATGGTGTAGGATTTTCTCAGTTCGGAATGAAAGATGTTGTTAGACATCCAATCGTTGCAGAACTATTAAGTAGATATGAAGATAAGTTTTTTATTGATGAGAGTGTTACTGCAGAAGCAACACTATCTGAATGGTTAACACATCCCACATACGAACATCCAAAGTACTCACATTATTGGGAGAAAAATTAACTTAAAAAAACACTTGACTTGTATGGGCAAAAAGCCTTATATTCAGCTATGAATAAAAATACTATAATTTTTGATTTGGATGGAACTCTAGCTAACATTGATGTTAGAAGGAATAAGTCTTTAAAACCCGATGGTAAGTTAGATTGGGAAATCTTTGCTGCTCCACAATCAATTTTAGATTTAGACGAACCTAATCTTCCAGTAATCAAGATGGCTCAAATGTTCAAAGCCGATGGCTTTAAGATTGTTATCTTTAGTGGAAGGAACGATAGAGGATTTGTTGCTACTAACCATTGGTTAACAAGATACGATGTTCCATTCGACCTTTTAGTATTAAGACCTGATAAGTTTAAAGCTAACTCATGGCCTATTGCTGATGGAAATCAAGCTACATCTGATATGAGGTTTATGCCTGATGAGATTCTAAAGAAAGCTATGTTAGATACCTTTGTTGATATCGATGATGTATTCTTGGTTGTTGATGATAGAGATAAGGTTGTTAAGATGTGGAGAGATTTAGGATTAAATACTTTTCAAGTAGCACCAGGAGATTTTTAAATGGATAAAATAAAATAGTTAAAAATAACACTTGACTTGTATAGGGTTTTAGTGTTATATTATAGTAATAAATAAAGGAGTTATAAAAATGAATTTACCAGAAATAAAAACGATAGAAGATATGAAATCGTTGGTATCACAGATGGTGATACCTACAAAGAAATTAAATATAAAAAAGCTAAACCATTATTAGATAGTGGTGAATGGGTAGTATATGTAGGAGGCCCAATAACATGAAATCGGAGTTACAAGTAGTAAAGAGTCTTGTAAAAAAATATTCTAATGATAAAGAATTAGGTAGTGCAGTTAGACGATTCTTGACAGAAGATTATTGGATACAAAAAGGTAATACTTTAAGAGTTCTTGAATATCGAGAACTTAAAGAATTTAAAAGTCTGGCAACGTATGGACAGGACCATATAGCGGCAGAAAGAGAATGGCTGGAGCAGTTAGAAAAGATATGAGAACAATAAAATTAACCACATTTAATGACATCGAAGATTGTGATAGACAAGATGTTAATGACCTGATTTCGGCACTCGTAAGAATGGGTTATGAAGTATGGATGGCAGACCATTCCGTTTGTTTTAACTTGGGGAATGATGACGTAATAAAAGAAGAAAATAATGAGGAAGAGAAATGAAAACAATAGAGCTTGAAGAAATAGCACCTTACATGAACGAAACTCCGATTTGCGAGCAAACGTTCATTGATTGTGGATTTGAAAGAATAGATGTTTCGGTAGAAGAAAGTGGTGATGACATGCCCACTCATTATTACACATATGATTTCGGAACTACTTATGACCCATCATTAATTTCAGAAATGGACTTTACAGGAGTTCAACTATTTAATGAAGAATATAAAACTTGGCATACTGAAGGTGAATTACAGCTTTTGTTTATGTTGTTTTTAAAAGAAGAAGAGAAATAAAATGGACTACCCGACAGATTTTAATAAAAAAAGACCAGGGCCCTGGGATGACGAAACATTTGAATTAGCAGAAGATGTATTTGCAACATGGAATAAAGAGAATGTAAAATGGTATAATAAATACTTTATAGTACCATTTGAGAGATTCATACACGCCATTGAAGATTTCCCATCTGAAGCCAAGTGGTTTTATCAACGTGGAAGTAGAGGTTGGTCTGATAGGTCAGCTTGGTCTATTGATACTTGGTTGGTAGATAATTTGATTCCAATGTTAGAACGATTGAAGAACAATAAGCAGGGCACACCATCCACGATGTTTAGACAGAAAGACGGAGTTGACAAAGATGGAAATCCAACTGATGAAGCCTCTGCATTAGCAGAACAAAGGTGGGAAAATGTATTGGGTGAAATTATTTATGGATTGAAATGTGCAAAGACAATTCAGAATTACGATTACGAAGATAAAGAAGATGTAAAGAAGCTAACAAAGAGTTCCCAACGTTCATTTGAATTGATTGGAAAACACTTATTTAATTTATGGGATTAGTATGATTGACAAAACAATAAAATTAGCTGGTGAGTATCCAAGTGATTTCAAACCATCTATATCAGTACAAGAAGTACAACAATTTTTTAATGCACATAGTTTTCATAATGGCAGAATGATAGGTGGCAGTAAATCCGGATATAGGAATATGCATCCTGATGATTTAATTATATTCAATGCTAATATATTAATGCCAGGTCATGGTAAAGTATGGTATGGGGATTTAAATCTTACCGAAGATTATTTAGTATTAAAAGAAATTGCTCAAAATTTAAATACAGAGTTATATGTGTTGCGGGAATCGCATGCGAGATTTGGTGAAGAGGATAAACCAATTGATGAGTTGATTAAAAAGGCAGTATGGAATACAAGTGAAGATAACCCAACTAAAGAATGGTATTTAAACAAGCAGGATAAAAAGTATAAGAAATGAAATCAATAAAACTAACCACATTTAATGACATTGGTGATTGTGATAGACAAGATGTTAATGACCTGATTTCGGCACTCGTAAGAATGGGTTATGAAGTATGGATGACAGATGATTCCGTTTGTTTTAACTTGGGGAATGATGACGTAATAAAAGACGAAAAAGATTTAAATAAAAAAAGTGAAAAAAGTACTTGACTCTTTGGCTAGTTTATACTTATATTAAAGGCATATGAATAATCAAGAATTAGTAGATTTGATAGTAAAGACATTTGATGGTGTAATCATCGATGATTATGGTTGGGAACATTACACTATACCAAATAAGAAATATGATATTCGATTTGATGCATCTCGAATAGAATGGGCATGTGATTGTCCAGCATTTATGTACCGAAGAAAATTTAAGAAGAAGTATTGTAAACATATTATTGAGATACAGAGTAAAAAATTAGAACAACGGGTGGCAGATAGCAGAGGCCGTGCTGGTGCCAGAGTGGTCTAATGGGGTGGATTGCAAATCCATTGTTCGTCGGTTCAAATCCGACCCAGCACTCAAAATATAAACGGAGATGAAAAGTGAGAATAACAGAAATAATAACACGATTGGAAAAGATTGAACTTGAATCAGATGGTGAGGTTAATGCGATGTGTACTAAATTGATAGATGATTTGATAGAGTTTGAACTTATAGTGGATAAAGAAATACACAAGATTACAGAAAATTTGAAAACCGATGATTGGTTGGAGATGTTGTTAGCAGAGGGTATTAAATCTGGTTCAGTAGGGGAAGCTTAATGTCGGTAAAATTAATTAAAAAAAACACTTGACTCGTATAGGCAAAAAGCCTTATATTAAAGTAATAAATAAAAATTGACAAATAAACAAATAAATAAAGGAGTTAAATATGTCACAAACAATATTTGAAAAAGCAGGGGGATATGTAGTGAGTAAGGAAGTAATATATCCTTTTCAAGAAAATGTAAATTATATGGATTGTACTCACTGCCACATACCCGTAAGGAATGTGGGAGAGACTGCTACATCAGTAGTTTGTTCTCGATGTTTAATGGGACAAGTTGCTAAACAATTCCCCGAATCAATGGAGTCTATACGTACATACAAACCAACAGGACGACCAGCAGGTTGGCATTGGATGGCTGAGTTTGTAGATAAAGATGGTAACGTCTTTCATAAAGGTAAAGAGGTGAAAAAGTTAAAGGGTACATTAAAACCCACTAAGGCTTCTAAACCTAAGAAACGAATTAAACGTCGTACTAAAGATGCGATACTTGTTGCAACTTATAAAGAAAAACAAATTCTAAAAAAAGCTGCTAAGAAACAACAAGATTTTCTTAATCATATAACTGAGGATAAATAGTTATGAGTAAAAAAGTAAAAGGTCAATTCGACCATTACAAAAAATGGACTACTGACGAGGGATACACTTTCCTTGCGGAGAATAAAGAAGATGCTGAAGCGTATCTTAAAGTAACTGGTAGTGGTTCATTAGGTAAACTAAAGGAGGTCGAAGTTGGGTAGTTTAGATAAAATAATAGATTCCGTAACTTCCGCTGTGGAGACTGGAAATAGGTTTAAAGTAGGTGAAGTACTTAAAGGTGATAAACGATTGGAAGATGAGTCTTACGAAGATTTTAAAATTCGTAGGAAGGTTGAAAAGGGGTTAGTTAAGGATTATCTTAAAGGAAGATTTATTACAGATAATAAATCATCAGATGGAAAAAATGAACCATTGGTTACTAAGAGCAAAGAAGGTGGCCGACCAATATTAGAGCGTAATGTTTGAATTTTTAGTAGTATGTTTACTGATTTACATTGCAGTAAAATTAAGTGATATTAACGATAGTAATAAACCTGGATTTTAATGAATAAGGTAGTTGATTGTTTTAAACACGATAACCCAGTTATCCACAAAAAGTTAAGAGAGGTTTCAGTTGAAGAAGGACTTGAAATTGCCGCAGAACTATTTAAGATACTTAATGAACGAGGGGATGGCATCGGGTTGGCTGCTAATCAAGTTGGTATTGATGCTGCTGTTGCTGTACTTAATGTTCGCGAACCGATTATCTTAATTAACCCAAAAATACTTTCAAAAGAAAATGAGATACCTTATTATGAGGGATGTCTATCTTTCCCAAAGAAAGGTTGTCATACCAAACGATATGAAACCATACATATACAAACCGCACAGGAAGAGAGTGGTTGGGTGTTTAGTGGAGCATTAAGTGGAAGTGATGGTAAAGGTAGTTGGGAAAAACATGATGCCGAAAATGACGAATTAAGATTGTTAGAAACCATATGTGTTCAACATGAGATTGACCATTTAAATGGGTTAACAATATTTGATAGGGAAGATAAACCACAACCTATTATAAGTAAAAAGGCCGTGGGCAGGAATGAACCTTGTCCTTGTGGTAGTGGTAAGAAGTTCAAAAAATGTTGTATAGGAAAATAATATGAGAATTAGATTATGGAATAGATTTCTAAAGATGATGGATACAAAAGTTCCACTTTGGATAATCTTAGTAATAATGAATTTCTATTGGTTGACTACTTCAGTATATGATATAATTATACAAAGAGGGTTTCAACAAGCTATTATCCAAATGGAAAATGGGGAGTTGACTGTCTTAGAAGGAAGAGTTACACCAAGTGGAAGATTAAAACGAATAGAGGAATTTTTAGGAATGCCTCGTTCATTAACAGATGATAAACCAATCGTAAGGAAGAATAAATAATGGCTGGATTCAAAGGTAGACCAAGTAACAAAAGACCAATAGTTGAAGCAATTAGACGCAAGTGTGTTGGTTGTGGTAAAATTAAAGAAGTTAAATTTAAAAAATATTGGATACCATCTTATTCAGATTTAAGTGAGATACCCGTATATTTAAAGAATGGCCCGAAAACCAATCGGTTAGAACGTAAGGGTGCGATAGTTAAATACTATTGTGAATATGAGTGTTATCAAGAACATTTATAAATGAGTAAGAAGAAATCAATCTACGATTCGGGTACAACCAAAGGTTCAGCACCAAGAACATCAGACAAGAAAAGGTATGATGATAATTGGGAGAAAATCTTTGGTAAGAAAGAAAACTCATCAACACCCAATCCATATGGTGATGATGATTTTGCAACACCAACAGAATCGAGTGGAAGTGTTAAACATTTCGCGGATGGGTTTCACGAAGGCAACTGGCAAGATGATTGAAAAAATAAAATCCATTTTGGGTAAACTTCGTAATATGTATTTTATGTACCAATACGGAAAACACTTACAAAAACGAATCGAGAAAAACGATTTCGGAAGGAGACCTGAATATTAATGCAAACATTTTTACCATATAGTGATTTTGAAAAATCAGCCAAAGTATTAGATTGGCGTAGACTTGGTAAACAACGAGTTGAGGGTATGCAGATTTTAAATGCTATCGAACAGAAACCAAGAAAAGATGGGAAACCATATAAGGGGTGGGTTAATCATCCTTGTAGTGTTATGTGGAAAGCATATGTACCAGCATTAAAACACTATACTAATATTATTATTACAGAGTGGATTAATCGTGGATACAATAACAATATGAAATTCTATGCTGTTGATGATTTAGTAATACCACATTGGATAGGTGATGAGCGAATACATTCATCACACAGAGCTAACCTATTAAGAAAAGATTTTGAGTGGTATGGACAGTATGGTTGGGATGAAGGTCTCAAAGATGTAGAAACTGCACCCTATGTGTGGCATGATATTGAGGGTAAGTTTTATGAACAATTGATAGGAACGGGAGTTAGAAACTATTTATGATTTACAAACAAGGTTTAATAATAAACCACTAAACAAACAAGGAGTACAGGTTATGTATTTTGAAACACAAGTAATATTTACAGAAGAAATCCCAACGAAGAATGGAGTACGAGAAAAGAAAACTCGTAGAGCATTTTTAGTTGAGTGTGATTCTGTATCAGTAGCAGAAGCAAAGGTAAATGAAACATTAAAAGATTCACCATATCCCTTTGAAGTTAAAGTAGCAAAAGAATCTAAAATTGTAGAGGTAATTTAGTGAAACCAGATAAAGTAGAGATGGTATTTGATATCATAATTACAAGTCTTAAACTTGGAGCAGGATGTATATTACTATATGTGATGTATCAGTTCACTCAAGGTATGGGAGCATGGGTTGAATTAGATAGGATTACGAGATGATGGGTTATTACAAATCTAATATAGGAGTTGAACATGAGTTATAAAGGTTGGGATACTATGTTAGGATTGTTTGGTGCTGGACTTATAATATTGGCAACACTATTATTTTTTGTTCCTTTTTGGGCATTGTGGAATTGGATAATGCCTGTATTTGGATTACCAACATTGACGATTTTACAGAGTATAGGATTATACTTATTATTGAAACTTGTGATATTTACACCTACAACAAAGGAGTAACGAAATGTCACTTGCGGAAATAAAGAAAAAATTAGAAAAAGCCTACAATGAAGAGGATTGGGGTATAGTAGAAGATTTATTAGAAACATTATCATATGAAGTTGAAATCGAAGGCGAAGGTTTTTGGGGTGATGACGATGATGATGTGGAAAATGATTAAGTAGTATGGGGCTGCTTGGTATCGACAGGTGTTATTTGACACTTGGGTGCAACGGAGTTTGAACAAGACTCGCTACAAAAGGTTCACTTTGATTAATTGGCACACAAGCTAATTTAACTTACGCTTACGCGTAACATCTTACTTATGACACCGATAGTAAGATAAGATGTCGACATCGGTAGACCACTCTTTTTATAGGTTGGAGTTAAACTTAATCTTTCAGTTAAGCCATTCTGTGTAAAATGGTGAAGTGGGTTGGAGATAACTACTTATTTGGAATCTCACTAAGTTGTGAATGACCCTTTGGAAAAAGCAGACTGGACGCGGGTTCGACTCCCGCCAGCTCCACAAAACAATAAAAAATGAAAAGGTTATATTTAAAATGGTAGAATATATTTTGTTAGGTATTCTTGCTCCTGTAGTTCTCAATCTAATGCACTTATTGGTTGGGATATATGTGGTGGTACAAAGAGGTAGTGTAATGTCATTAGGATTTTCTGGCATAAGTTTCTTAACTAAAACAATCGGAATGATGCTTCTAACTTGGGTAGGGGTAAGTAAATTAAACTTAGACGTTCAGATATTTGTGCCAATGTTGGCATTCTTTTGGTTCTTTACTCATATAGTAGAAGCCTTTGTGATACAACATTACATAGATGAAAATCAATCTGAATATATTAAAGGGATACAAATAAAATGAATTTTAACAAGTTAGCTAGATATTTATATACGAGTGGAAATGACGATTCATATGAATCAGTAATGAAAAATATAAGAACATATTCAAGTTTGGCTTTTATAGCCTTAGTGATATTTAATGGTTTCGTATGGACAACGATTTTTGATAATTACAAGAGTTTTCATCAAGAAACTTTGGTGAACTTGAAAGAGGATAATCAGAAACTAAACAATTTAGTTTCGGAACATAACCTTGAGGGGATGGATGTGGTAGTAACGATGTATCATCCAGTTTCGTATCAAACAGACTCCACACCGAACATTCTCGCGGATGGAACGCGAATACGGGTACACAAAGCTAGTGAGTACCGATACATAGCGGTTAGTAGGAATCTTTTGAAACGCTGGGGTGGTTGGTTAGATTACGGCGACTTTATTCTCTTAAAGGGAACTGACGGTAAAGATGGTATGTACCAAGTAAAAGATACAATGAACGCAAGATTTGTAAATCGTATAGACATCTTGGAATCACCAGGTACAAAACCATACAAGTTCGATATTGCTCAAATATCAAGAGTGCCAGATGATACTTTTGTGTCATACAACAATAAATAAAAAATAAAAAATACAACAGGTAATAAATGAAAAAATGGTTTTATGAGAGAAGTAAGTTCTCTGAGTTTAAATCAAATACGACTTATCATAAGTTGTTAGAGATGTCAGTAGAGGATTTCAATGAGTGGGCACGATTGCTAAGACAAGAAGTAACTACTCAATGGGATGAGTATGGAACACCACCTGTAATCGGTAGAGATGAAGATGGTATTATTCAAAAATTCAAAAAATTAAAAGACAATCCTTGTAATTATTTAATTGAAGATAATACTGGTGATGATGAATCACTTGGTATAATTAAAAACTTCAATAAAGATGCAAGTAGTGTTAATCAATTCTTCCCAACAATGTTAAAAACAAAAATCAGTATTGGTGCATCAGCCGATAATGGATTATCTATATACGACCACTTTGGTGACCCAGAGTTAGAAGATAAGTTTGTTCACATTATGCGTAGAGCAGTAAAGAAAGATTCTATGTATAGTTGGAGTAGAAGTATTGTAACCAAGAAAGATGAGAATCCATTTTGGAATGGACAGACTGGTAAAGAGTTTATTAGAGATGTACACGAGGGTAAAGTGTTTACTGGTAAATACAAAGATACAGGTATTGTACTTGCAAGAGTAAAAGAAAATACTGTCGGTAATTATGGTACAATGAATGAAGAGTTTAAAGGACATGGAAATGTTTATTTAACTGCAGAGGAAGTACAAGAGTGTAAAGATAGTGGTTACTTGAATGATACACAATTAAGTAACATACCAGATATAGTTTCAAGCGAAACGAGTAAGACTGGTAATGTAACTAAGTTCTTATATTTGATTAGACATTATGACAAAACTATCGGAATCTTTCCAAAGATATTACAAGTGTTTAGATTAGCGTGTGGACAACCTGCAGTAAACTTTCCACCATTAACTGCTAAACTTTTGTATGAAAAATTTACAAATCATATAGAAAATCAAGAACAAAAATTTCATATCTATGACCCATCCGCAGGTTGGGGTGGTAGAATATTAGGAGCAATGAGTTCTCGTAAGAATATTCATTATGTAGGTACAGACCCTAACCCAGATAACTTAGGTAGATATCAAGCAGTTGCTGATTTCTATAATAGTAATTGTGTTGATGATTTTTCTGATAACTTCAATAAGTTTTTTGATGTAGAGAAACAATCAAACACGTATGAAGTATTTAGTGATGGGAGTGAATTAATATCTAACAATCCAGCATTTCAAAAATATAAAGGTAAGTTGGATGTAGTATTTACTTCGCCACCATACTTTAATCGTGAACAATATTCCCAAGATGAGAATCAGTCGTTCAAAGCCTATAGTGAGTATCAAGACTGGAGAGATAACTTCTTAGAACCCACTTTACGAACTGCGTATGAGTATCTCAAACGAGATAGATATATCCTTTGGAACATCGCTAGTATAAAGATAGGAGCAAATACCTACTATGATTTAGAGGGTGATAGTAGAAAAATATTAGAAGAGCTTGGTTGTGAGTATAAAGGAAAGCTAAAAATGTTAATGACAAGGATGATTGGCTTAGACCCAAGTAAGACTGGAATATTAAATTCAGTACAATATGATAATAATGTTTATAAATTTGAACCTATATTTGTGTACTATAAAAGATGATAATAATTAAAGCAAACTCACCAACAGATGCTTGGATACAATCACACGAGTATCTTTTAGCAAATGGTAACAAAGATGTGATGAATGAAAGTATTAATATGTCGGTAGAGATAGAAGATAACTTCGATGTCGATATAAAATTTGATGGAGTATTCAGAGAAATCTTTGGTGATGATAGAATAGATTATGCAAGTTCAGTTACATTTGTTAAACCAACAGAACATCCGTTTATGGATGAGTTACAATACAAACAGAATGATATCAAAGTAAAGTGGAATAAAACTTATTGGGGTAGAATGATTAATTGGGATAATAGTTTTAATCAAATAGAACAAGTTATTAAAAGATTAAAAGAACATAAGAATAGTAAAACAATTGCAATGAGTATCTATGACCCAAAATCAGATGGTAGAAAAACTATGAGTGGAATGCCATGTTTATTATCGATAGATTTAAAACCACGAAAAGATGGATTGTATTTAACAGCATTCTTTCGTAGTATGAGAATTAGTAAAAGTGGTTATGCTGATTGGATGGCGTTGTGTGAATTAGGTAAGTTCTTATGTGAACAAGCAAATTTAAAATTAAAACGAGTTACCACAATTGGCGGTTCGGTACATATTGGGGATATGAATAACGAAAAGAAAAATGTGAGGGAGTTGCTTAGTGTGTGGAATAGTTAGTACTATTGGTTATACAGAAGATGATGTAGAGGTGATGTTACAGGAGATTGAACATCGAGGTAGAGACAACAGAGAAATTTATCAGAGTGGTAATGTTATACTTGGACATAATCGTTTAAGTATTAATGATGTTAGTTCAGATGGGAATCAACCATTCGTATGGAATGATTATGCACTTGTAGTTAATGGTGAGATATGGAACTATCCACAATTAAGAAAAGAATATGAAGAACGAGGTTATAGATTTTTTAGTAATAGTGATTCGGAAATAATTTTATATTTGTATAAGGAGAATGAGTTACCAAGATTAGATGGTATGTTTAGTTTTGCACTACACGATACAATGACTAATCAATTAATTCTATCGAGAGATTGGGTTGGTAAGATACCATTATATATTTACAATAATGATACGAATATTATAGTAGCATCTGAAATGAAATCCATACTAAAAATATTACCACAAGCAGAATGTAAGTTTGTACCAAAAAATTCGGTGGTTACAATAGGAACTGAAACTGGAACAATACATATTGAGAAAGATTATTATTTTAGTTTTTCGAAATATGAAGTAAAAGAATTTGACCAAGATGAAGTGAATAAAAAAACATATGAGTTATTGGATAACGCTATTGAAAAAAGATTATTAAGTGATGTTAAGGTTGCAACTTGTTTGAGTGGTGGAATTGATTCAAGTGTGATTACTTATTTGTTAAGTAAGAAAGTACCTGATATAGTATCTTATACAGTCAAGTTCGATGAAGATTCAAGAGATTTAATGTTTGCAAGAATGGTTGCAAAACATATTGATGTACCATTGGTTGAGGTTGAGATACCAAGAGACCCAGAAGAAATAAAAAGAAAATTTTTAGAAACAATTAGGGTTATAGAATATCCATCAACAGTCCAAATGGAAGTTGGTATTTTACAAAGTTATGTTGCAGAACAAATGGCAAAGGATGGGGTTAAGGTTGCGTTTAGTGGTGAAGGTTCTGATGAGGCGTATGGTTCATATGGTATGGTAAGAATGTTCAGTAAGAAACCTGACTGGAGTGATGTAAGAAAAAAGATGTTTGAAAAACAATACTATGGTAATTTACTTCGTGGTAATAATATTTTTATGAACTATGGAACAATCGAATTAAGATGTCCATTCTTCGATTTGGATTTTTTAAATTACACCACAAACTTGAATCAGCCAGTATTGGATAATGGTGGTAACCAATGGAAGAAACCACTTGCTGAAGCATTTCGTGGCCACTTACCAGATGAAGTATGTGACCAAGAGAAAAGAGCATTTCAAAAGGGAACAAACTTTAAAGACTATATAGAAGATTTAATTCTTAATGATAGAGATTTAAATTTTAGAAATAGAAAAAAACTATTTCATTGTATAGGAGATAACTTTGAAAAAATATTTGGTTTCAAACATAAAGGTATGAGAGATACTTTGAGTGGAACTGAAAGTGGATTTAATAAATGGGCATGATAGAAACACCAATAGAAACCTATAAACTAAGTGGTATTGATGTAGATGTTAAACGAGATGATTTAGTTGGTGATGGTATTAATTATCCACGATGGGCAAAGATAGATGGTATCCGAAGAATATTAGAGAGTGCTGATATAGATAAAACAAAACCACTAACACATTTATCAGTATATGGAAGTTGGACAGGTTGGGTACTGAGTGGTTTATGTAAAGAATATGGAATAGAATTTATTTCTGCTTATCCAGATACCCAAAGGTTTCCACAAATATTATTAGAAAGAGTTGTGGGTAATGGGGGAACTCTACATCCTATGAGACCCAACATGATGGCGTTTATGCAAAATAAATTAAACACCCAAGCAAAAGAAAATGGTTGGCAACAATTACCATACGCGTTTAATCATCCAGCATATATTAATTACATGGGTGAGAGAATGAAACAAGTTTTAGAAGAAAATGAATATGATAATCTTATAGTTAGTATCGGAAGTGGTGTTACTGCAAGTGGATTAATAAAAGAGTTTTTAGAATACAATGATGATTGGTGGAAATTATCTGCCAAATCAAAAAAAGTTTATTCAATCACGATGAGTGCATTCTCATCAACAAAAAAGATTTTAAATGAGAATCACGCAGGTGATTTAAAAAACATACTACTCGAAAAATCACCATATGCATTTGATGATATGATGGATGACTATAAAGTACCATTTGATTGTAACGAATTTTGGGACAAGAAACAATGGTATTGGTTAGAGAATAATATACAGAACTTAAAAGGTAAAACCTTATTTTGGAATATCGGCGGTTCTTATTTAAATTCAATAAAATGAAAAAAACACTTGACTTGTATGGGCAAAAAGCCTTATATTAAGTCATACTAAAATTGGAGATATATAAATAATATGAAGAGTTTAACAGCAGAAAAAATACAAGAGAATTACAACTCACTGCGAAATATTATCACTATGAATTTCTCGGGTGAACGACTTGAGAAATTAAATAAGATGTATGATTATTTCGAGGATAGGATGATGTTAGCACCAGCAAGTGCAAAGGAACATTATCACAATGCTATGGTGGGTGGATATGTAGAACACGTATTACACATTGTAGATTTTTCACAATCAGTAAAAAAGTTGTGGGAAGAAAAGGGAGCAGAAATTGATTTTACAGATGAAGAATTAATCTTTGCTGCATTACATCACGACTTAGGTAAAGTAGGTAATTTAGATTATGATTACTATATACCAAATGAATCAGATTGGCATAGGAAGAATCAAGGTAAGATTTATACACACAACCCTGAATTACCTTATATGACAGTAACGGATAGAGCATTTTATTTACTTCAACATTTTCAAATACCTTTAACAGAAAACGAATATATGGGTTTAATGTTAACAGATGGGATGTATGAAGATGCAAATAAAAAATACTTAATGACGTTCTTACCAGAGACTGGATTACGAAGTCATATATCACGAATATTACACCAAGCAGATATGATGGCAACATTTATAGAATCTGATGAATGGAAGCGTGGAGATAAAAAAGAAACTAAACGAGTTGCTAAATCAGTTGGTAACATCAAAAATGCAGTTGCAACAGAAGTTGATACTAAACTCAAAGGTGAAAATGCTAAAGAGTTATTTAACGAGTTGTTTGGAGATAAATAATGGTAGTAGAAATATTGCTTGGGGTATTTGTAATAGTTTGTATAGCCCTAAGTTGGACAACATATAATCAAATACAAAAAGTAGAAAGGTTAGAAGATTGGGTTGAGAACTTCTCGGCACAAATTATTTTAACACAACGAACACTTGCAGAATTAGATTCTGAGGGTAAGTTTGAATCCGATGATGATATCGGAACAGTCTTTACAGCAATTAAAGATACGGTCAATGATTTAAATAAATTAACAATAGAGGATATATAAATGCCACCAAAAGCAAAAAAGACATCACCACGATATTACTTTCATCAAGGAACTGAAGATGCAATCGTCAGATTGAATAAAGAAACTCGTGCTCATATGAAACAACGAATTTACAATGAACATATTCGCACACCATTTGAGAAACTTGCTGAGAATATAATTCATACATTTAAATTTTATTACTTTGATGTTCCATCGGATGATGTGAAACACGAAGTGGTATCATTCTTATATATGAACATCCACAAATTTGCTGAAGGTAAGGGAAAAGCTTTTTCATACTTTAGTATTGTTGCTAAGAATTATTTAATTTTACATAACAACAATAACTACAAGAAGATGAAACAACATGATTCTGAAGATGTAATGGATTATAAAAGAGACCCTGTCGGAGAACTTCGAGGTAAGGAATCTAAATCTATGGCAATGGAATATATAGAACAACTTGCGGATTATTGGAGAAATAATTTAACAACAGTCTTTAAACGAAAGAAAGATTTGGATGTTGCTAATTCTGTAGTGGAGTTAATTGATATGAGACATAATATTGATAACTTTAATAAGAAAGCATTATACATTCTTATTCGTGAGATGACGGGTTCTAATACACAACACATTACTCGTGTAATTAATGTGATGAAGAAACATCATAATAATCTACACAAGGCTTATGTAGCTACTGGTTCAGTTGATACTAAACGAACTGGTAGTTGGTTTGAGTGAAACTCTATAAACAAGATTGGGATTATCGGAAAATAAATACCGATGAATATCCACAATTAAAAGCGATTACATCACAACCAAATTCTTTTTGGATAATAAGTAATCCTAAAAAACCACTCAAACGAGTTACAACAAGAATACGAAGATTATGTAGAAGAGCACATCCATACCAACCTATTATAGTTTTATATGCTATACCTGGTAGAGATGTAGGTGGACATTCAAAGGGTGGGTTATCTGATAAACAATATATAAAATATATTGGAGATATTGCAAAAGGTATTGGTTCATATAAACCAATAGTAATATTCGAACCTGATGCTATTCCACATATGAGAAGGATGAATTTCTTTCAACGAACAAGTCGAACAAGGTTAATCAGAAAATCTTTAAAACTCTTATCACAATGTAGTGCACAAATTTATCTTGATATAGGACATCCCAATTGGTTAAAGGTTGGAGATGCGTCTACTTATTTAAATCTTTTTAATGATAATAAGATAAAAGGCTTTTCAGTTAATGTAAGTAACTTTGTTACTACGGATAAATGTATTCGATGGGGTGATAAAGTTTCCGATAGAACCGATTTAAATTATATTATAGATACATCAAGGAATGGTACTGAAGTATGGGAAACCTTTAATCCAGAAGAAATGAAACTTGGAGAAAAACCAACAATCAGAACTTCATCAAGAAGTTGTGATGCTTATCTTTGGATTAAAACACCAGGTGAAAGTGATGGTGCCGTAAATGGTTGGCCTAAAGCTGGTAGATTTGATGCTGAAAAAACCTTATCTCTTATAAACTAAAAAGGGAGAGCCGGATAAGCTCCCCCTTAGTTATCTATCCGATATAGTACTACTTACGGAATAAACCCACCAACACCAATAAAGCTACTAATCCAGCGAAACCTGATTCGCCAAAATTATTAATTATTGCTGTTAGGTTACCAATAACATTAACGCCGAAAATACCGCTTCCGAATATTACTTCAGAAACCGCACCAATGGCTACAAACGACATAAGTAGTTGAGCAATGTCATCTACCCAGCCTTTTACGAGTGTTATGATTTCCTTCATATGGTTATATCTCCCGTTAGTTAATCAATTAGTCGGAAATTGTTACCGACATAATATAACTATTGTATATATTAGGAAATATTTTTGGGTATATATTTATATACACCAATTTTTTAAGAATTTGATATTTATTATTGTAACAATATAGGTAGAATTATGGCAATAGACTTTGAAGTATTCGAGGGAAAAACTTTATCAGATGTATTTAAAGACATTTATGATAACTCAAACAAAAACAAAATTCAATTAGAAGTTCTAATGAAAGAGGTAGTTGGGTTCATCAAGGATGGTGATACCGCTGTGCAGATAATTCCTATGTTGAAAGAGTATTTAGAAATCAACGTAAAGAACGATGAACAACTTGTTAAGTTAGCAACCATTGTACAGAGAATGGCAACTGCTAATAGTAAAGGTGATGATGATGATAACTTTATGTTGAGTGATAGAGAAAAAGAACAATTAATGAATAATATTAAAAGCACGGTCGAGGAACTTCAAGACCATTCGGATAACATAACTGCAAAATTAGATAATTAATGTCGTATAATATAAAACCAAATGTTGGGACTAAATCAGGTCCAATCATGGGTAATAGAGTACAAAATGTTGAATCTACTTTACGATTAATAAAAGAAATATCATCTGAAGATGGTAAGTTTTATGAGTTAGAACCTTTAGAAATATTAGAGGTACATTTAGATGATACAAAAAACTCTTTCCCACAAGGGAGTGATGGGCCCGATTATACTTATCTCGGTGGGGTAAAGGGTAGGTTTGTAATTTCTGAAGTTGGATTAAACATTGATAAGTTAAATGATTATAAACCATTGAATCCACAGATTCAAACAACACCAATAATTGGTGAGATTGTAATTGGTGTAAAGTATCTTGGGCAATTATTTTATACAACCCAAATAAACTTTTTTGGTAATCCAAATTTTAATACACAACATGGATTGAGTAAAGGTAAATCAAAAGATACCTTAGTATCAGAAAAAATAGATACTGCAAATGAACAAGATGACACTTCAGTAAATCTCGGATACTATATGACAGCAGATGCTGATGCAAGAAAAATTTTACCAAGTGAGGGTGATGTTATTATTGAGGGTAGATTTGGAAACACTATCAGATTGGGTAGTGATATTAAAAATGAAAATCTGGAATCCCCAAATATTATTTTAAACGCCGGACAAACTAAAGAGGGTGATAAGAAAGTACCAATTAAAGAAGTAATCGATACAGATGGTTCGAGTGTATATATCACTACTAATCAACCATTAGAATTTACACCTGGTACTGCAAGTCAATTAACACCACCACCATATGAGGGTAAAAACATTTTACTAAGTTCGGATAGAATTATTTTTAATACAAAGAATGGTGGAGATATTGGATTGTTTAGTAACAATAACATTTCCTTAACAGCAGCAAAAGAAGTTGTTATTGAATCTCCTGTAACTAAGATTGGTAGTATTCAAGCAACAGAACCAATGGTATTGGGTGCAATACTTGAATCAAAATTAAATGATATCTTAACATTAATTGAAACTGGTTTGTTAGCACCAACAGGACCCGTAATTGTTGGACCTGGTGCACCAATATTAGCAAGTTTAAAATCCACCTTGGCTCAAATAAAAAGTCCAAATAATGTGGTAGAGTAATGAAGAAGAATGGAATAGAATTTCAGAGGAAAATATGAGTTGGGATATATTTAGAGCTGAGTATAAACAAGGTATAGACGCAGGTGATGATATGGCTAAAGTAATTGCCGAATCATATGATAAATGTGTTAAGACTGGAATGACAATTGGTACGGCACCACCCGCTCCATTAGCTAGTGGTAATGTGGCAGGATTAGAAGTAATGTTGAAATTGTGTTTTTCATCTTATGGTGTAACACCATTTCCAATCCAACTTGATAATGGATTAAAATTATATTGGTTGGGTGGAGTTACGGCATCGGGTTCGACTGTAATCGTACCAGGAATAACTGCAGGATATGTTCCAATGGGAGCAGCAAATGCAACAATAGAAGATTTTATAGAACAATTAATAATGAGTTTTAAAAACCACATGGGACAGGTAAGTGGATTATTTCCATCAGCACCAGCACCTTTACCATTTGCAGGTTACAATGTACCAGGATAAAGGAGTTAGAAATGACTAAAAAAGAATTAGTAAAAATAATACAAGAAGTTGTGCGTAGAGAAGTACAAAAAGAGGTCAAACAGATATTTATTACTGAGGGAATAAATAGTTTGAAAGCTAAACGTACTACTCTCAAATCAACCGCACCAATCGTGAAGAAGAAACCGATTCAAAAGAAAGTTGTAAAAAAACGAGACCCCGTTAACTATACATCAAACGAATCATTAAACAGCATTCTAAATGAGACTGTTGGGTTAGGTAAAGGGGATACTGATGAGTATCCAACAATGGGTGGTGGAGTATTTGATTCAACACGAGCAACGGAACTATTAGGTTATGGGGAAGGTGGTCTTGGTGGAGATAAAGAAACTGCTAGAAAAGTTGGAGCAGTACAAACGATGAAACAAGCAGGAGTTTCTTCAGACCAATTACCTGAGAGTTTAGTTAACGCGTTGACAAAAGATTATAGTAAATTAATGAAACATGATAAGATGAAGAGTAACAAATAATGCCAGAAAATGTAAACTTAACCAATAACCCATCTGTCACACAGATTAATGAAGATGAAGATTCATTCTTCGGGTGTACATTTCCGTTAACATATAAGGGAGATAATGTTGGATTTTTTCCAAGAGCTAAAACGGTCAAGGAACAAGCATTTTCTAATATTAAAAATTTATTGTTAACTCAAAAAGGTGAACGCGTAGGTCAACCTAATTTTGGTAGTAACTTACCATCATTATTATTTGAACAAGTTGGTGAAGATTTAAGTGATAGGATTGAAGAAGCAATCCACGAAGCTTTAGAAGCATGGTTACCTTATATAAAAGCACAAAATGTTTTTGTGGTACAAGATAAACAAAACCCAAACCAAGTAGTGGTTACTTTAGAATTTGTCGTAACTGTCGATGACCCTGATTCCCCAGAAACGATAACATTCAATTTTAACTCAGGAGGATAACAATGGCTAATGATGTAGATTATGGGCTAAGTAATAAAAAAGAAAAAAGAGATATTAGATATATTGGTAGGGAGTTTACGTCCATAAGAGCTAATTTATTAGAATACGCTAAATCTTATTATCCAACTGCATATAATGATTTCAATGAATCTTCACCAGGTATGATGTTTATTGAAATGGCAGCATATGTTGGTGATACATTATCTTTTTATATCGATACACAATATCGAGAAACACTATTACATGCTGCGGAAGAAAAGAAAAATATTTATAAGATTGCACAATCATTTGGGTATAAACCAAAACTATCTCATCCAGCATCAGTACTTTCAGAAATAACAATTGAAGTACCAGCAGAAGATGATGGTACAGATGTAACACCTGATTTAGATTATGCATTAATGGTTAACGCTGATAGTTTATTCTCATCAAAGACAGGTAGAACTTTTAGATTGTTAGATGATGTTAATTTTAAAACATCTTCATCACTTGATTCGCGAGTAGAAAAAATATCACAATATGATAGTGACACACCAACACACTTTACATTAACTAAAAAATGTTTATTAGAATCTGGTACAAAAACTTCCGAGAATTTTACATTTGGGGAAGGGATTAAATTTGATAAAGTTATTTTAAGTAAAGAACGAGTAATACAGATTTTAAGTATGGTTGATGATGATGGGAATACTTGGCATGAAGTTCCTTTCTTAGCACAAGATACAGTCTTTTCATCAGCAGAAAATAACGCAACAACCACACCGGATGTTTCTGCTAACGCTGCAGATGCACCTTATATGTTAAAGTTAATTAAAACTGCAAACAGATTTACAACCTATACAAGAAGTGATGGTAAATCAGAATTGAGATTTGGAGCAGGAACATCTACAAATGCAGATGAAGAATTAGTTCCAAACCCAGACAATGTTGGTTCATCATTAGGAACTGGTGTTAGTAAACTTGATGCATCATTTGACCCAAGTAACTTTTTAAAAACAAAAGCTTTTGGACAAGCACCAAGTAATATTACATTGACTGTGAATTATACATATGGTGGAGCAATAGAAGATAATATTCTTTCAGGCGAATTGAAAAATAATGATAGTCTTTCTACAACATTAAATGAAGAGGGATTAGATGCTGATAGTGTAAAAGATGTTAAGACGAGTATTAGTATTACGAATAAAGAACCTGCAACTGGTGGAAGTAGTGGTGAATCTGCAGAAGAAATTAGACAGAATGCATTAGCATATTTTAATTCACAAAATAGAGCAGTTACTAAAGAAGATTATATAACAAGAGTTTATTCATTACCACAGAAGTATGGTAATGTTGCTAAAGTACATATTGTACAAGATGAACAATTAGAACAGAATACTCAAACTATTGTAAAGGATGGTAAGATTGTTAGAGAGAAAAACATAACAACAATACCTAATCCATTAGCATTAAATATGTATGTATTGGGATATGATAGGAATAGAAAGTTAGTTGCATTGAATGCAGCAGTTAAACAAAATCTTAGAGTTTACTTATCACAATATAGAATACTAACTGATGCAATAAATATTAAAGATGGTTACACAATTAATATTGGTGCGAGATTTTCAATTATTACTCAAAGAGGATTTAATAAAAATTCAGTACTATTAAAATGTATTGATGCCGTAAAGAATCATTTTAATATTCAAAAGTGGCAAATTAATCAACCGATAATTTTAAGTGATATTGCATATACAATATCGTTAGTTGACGGAGTTGCAAGTGTTGTTCCACCCGAAGATGATAATCCACAAAAACAAATGGTGGTTGTCGAGAACAAGTGGAGAACTGAGAATGGATATAGTGGACACGTATATGATTTACAATCAGCAACAAAAGATGGAATTATTTACTCATCACTTGACCCAAGTATATTTGAACTTAAATTCCCCAATTTAGATATTGAGGGTAGAGTAGTAGGAGATATTTAATGTTTTATTTTGAATACCCAATAACAGATACAACAATTTATCAAGGCAATATCACATCTTCAATTAATACAGGTTTAGATGAGATATTAGAGGTTTCAAAAAATGTTAATTCTTCAGGTACAACAATTAGTGTATCAAGAGCATTATTAAAATTTGATTATAGTTATATCTCATCATCCGTAGCAAGTGGAATAATACCAGTTGGTGCAAAATATTTTTTAAACTTATATGATGCAACTTCAACAGAACTTGCTACCGAACAAACATTAGAAACCTATATGGTTAGTGGAAGTTGGACTGGTGGAACAGGAACATTAGATAGAGACCCTGTATTAAGTGATGGTGCGAGTTGGAAGTATCGTGATAATGATACCGAGAAAACTGAATGGGTTAGTGGTAGTACAACACAAGGTGGTACTTGGTACACTTCAAGTTTAGATAGCTCATATAATGTTTCATCATCATTTGATTTAGTTTATGAAACACGAGATATAAGAATGGATGTAACAGATTTAGTTAAGAATCATATCTATTCAAGTTCAGTATTTCCAAATGATGGATTTATTGTAAAAAGAAATAATACAGCAACCAGTCAAAGTTTATATTCTATATTTGACCCCACAACAGCAACTGGTTCTGCAGAGGGAAATTCAACACCACTTGGTAATTTGAAATTCTTTTCAAGAGAAACCCACACAATCTTTCCGCCAAAGTTAGAAGTGGAGTGGGATGATTCATCATGGAACACAGGAAGTTTGGGTGAATTAGCAGCAACTGATTTAGATAGGTTGACAGTTTACTTTCAAAACATGAGGCCTGAATACAAAGAGAAATCAAAAGTAAAGTTTAGAGTTGTGGGTAGAGAATTATATCCAACAAGAGGATTTGAGACAACTCCCGCAGCATTAACAATTAAAACTTTACCACAAGGTACTACTGCAATGGGACAAGGTACATATTATTCAGTAAAGGATGCTCATACCGAGGATGTAATAATACCATTTAGTACAGGCTCAATAGTTAGTTGTGATTCAAGTGGTAATTACTTTAATGTATGGATGGATGGTTTCCAACCCGAAAGATTTTATAGATTTGAAGTTAAGGTCGTTAGTGGTAGTGGTGTGAATCAAACTTCTATGATATACGATGATGATTATGAATTTAAAGTGGTGAGGTAAAATGCCTTTAACGTATGAACAGGCTAAGAGTAAAGATTTTTATCGCAATGTACAAGATGCGGATGAACAAAAACATTTAAAAGCCGTTGAAGAAGAAAAGAATAGAGCTGCAATAAGTGGTTCTGCAATTGATGCTTTAAATCCGTTACGAGATGAAAATGGTTTCTTGTTATCTTACGAGGACCCAAAAAAACCAGGACAAACTTTAACGGAAGATTATCAATATGTTCGACTCAATGTTGAGCAAAAATCTGCAACAACGGGAGATACGATTAGACACTTCGGGGATGATTTACAATTTTTAGAAATTATGCCGAGGGAAATCGAAGAACCAATTATGACTGAAGCAGAACTCAACTTGATGAAAACAGATTTAAGAAGTAAAATAGAAGAGCAAGATATACTCAATCAAACATTAGATGTAACTATGAAACAATTACAAAATTCAATTGCAGTTACGAATGAACTTCCAGAGCCATATCCAAATGTGGAAGAAGAACTTGCAAATATTCAAGCGAACAAAGAAGAAATTAGTGAACGAGCTAAAAATGCTAGTGGATTACTTGATAGTGAGAAACAAGGTAAAAAATCTGCAGATGCAGTTGCAGATATATTAGCAAAAACGACTGGGGATTAATGAATGTTACAATTTGGCTTAACTGAAAAAGATAGAGAACAATTAGAATATCCAAAAAGATTGTTTAGTGGTTTTGGTAGAGACCCTAATGATTTTATACATTTCTATGTCTATGATATGGAAGATACATTATTGGAAGATGATATTCTTAGTACGGGTGATGTATTATTCCGTAATGATAATACAATTGATTTAGATATTGGTGGCCACATCAGAGATTTAGGATATGATTCAGGTGAGTTCAAAGTAAAGTATCTTTTCCTTAGAAGATTAGCTGGACAAAAGAAAACCATTATGGTGAACGATGAGGGATACATCAATATGGGAAAAATATCCACTAAGGTTATCAATGGCAAAACAAGATTTTTCAAAGGTGGGGAAACACCAACAAATCAAACTTTAGAAGAGTTATATGCAAAAGAAATGAAATATGTGGTGAAAGAAGTTTCACCATCAAAAAATGAAGTAAAGGTAGATATTCAATTAATTAATAATATACCATATCGTAAGAATTTTGCTGGTATAAATAAAGATTTTGTTTATGTTCCGAATAGAAAAGGTGGTTCTGGTGCTGGGACAATCAGATTTGACAAAACTGATGGTAATGTTTTAATACTTACTCCTGGACAATCCGAAAGAGGGTTCACAGATGCTATGGTGGGTGGTGATATTATTATTAAGGGTATGTATGAATACACATTAACCGAAACTAAAATGGTAGAGATTAAGGTTAAGAAAGAAACTCAAGTTTTAGTTGATAAGGGAAATAGAAATTCTCCAAGACCTAAGGATAAAAAAGTATTATTCAATGATATTGTAAAAACTACTATCGATAAAGAACCTGTTGCAGTACGAGAAATATTAGAAGCAACACCCGGTCCTGACCAAGATTACGAAGATTATAGAGATAATGATGAGTATGGAAGTGTTTGTTTTACTGGGGATACAAAAATTAAATTAAGTAATAATCGTACCATTCCAATCAAGATGATGAGACCTGGTATGAAAGTTAAAACCGAACAAGGTTACGCAAAAGTATTAAAGGTAGTTAAGGATAATCGACCTTATGGAGATAAATTAGTTCGTTACAAAAATCTTACCACTACAGACCATCACCCAATTAAACATCAAGGTAAATGGTACTTAGCAAATGAAGTTGGTACTGAGTTTAAAGCTGGAGCATTAGATGTTTGGAATCTAATACTGGATAAACATCATACTATTATTGCTAATAATGTAACATCTGCAACACTTGGTAAGTGGAATAGTATTACTCATTTCTTAGAGAATAGAGATAAAAGAATTAATATGTTAAGATTATCTGAAGATTTTGAAGATAGTGGTGGAGGCGGTTCAAGTACCACAGTCAATACTGATAATTCTGCTGAAGAAGTACTTGCAGAAGTAATTAATAACATACCAGAAGATGAAAATGTTCCGGCAGATAGACTTCCGGCATCACCACTTGAACCAGATAACGAATATATTGTTGATGAAAGACCAAGACCAATTACAAAAGAAATAATTGAAGATTTTGCTACTGATGAAGAGTCTATTCTAAAATTTAAAACTGTCGTAACATTTGAAAACGAATTAGTTCCAATTGATGTGTTCACTCAAGTACCCATTGATTTTACAGCTAAGGTTGTTGAGATAATGGATTATAATAGAATAAGAGTTGATACTTCATATGAAGAAGGAGCAAATAAAGCAGACCATAGTGGTGAAGATAGATTTAATGATGTATTCACCGATATGTTTTTAACTTTTAGAAAAAATAAAGTAACCAGATTAAATACTTACATGGTTACTAAAGAGGGGTATCACTTATGTATAAATGTACTTGATGCACCCAAATCATCAGTTCCTGATAGTGATAAGAAATTACCGATACGTGATGTGGCAGATAGAACTGCACGATATATTAAAACATATTCACCATTACCAGAAACGATTGAGAAAAATGATTTAGTTTATTTCGTAGAAGAAAAAATGGAGCCATATGAAGATATGGTAAAATTAACAAAGTTTGTAGAAGAAACTCCTGAAGTATTATTTTTAAGAGTTCCAAATTTAAACTCAACAACAAATCCAATCAATTTTAGAAGTACTAATTATAAAAAGTATGATGATTTAATTGGAACTGATACACAAGTTCAGGAAGATATTACAAATTATATTCATTCAAGTAGTTTATTAGATGTGCAATTATCAATTGATTATTCTAAACGAACTGATGCAATTGGTTTAGACCGAACGGATTATGGGTTTGGAAACTTTATTAACTTTGGTGGAGCAGAAAATAGACTACGAAATTTTAAAAAGAAAATAACATTAATAGAGGGATATAAAACAGATTCACATAATTTAATAAACATATCTTCGTCAGCAGATACACGAGCTAGTATAAATATGAAGAAACGTCAAGTGGTAAATAGTTTCGACCCATATGAAAATTATCTATATACTGTCTCATCAAGTTACGCTACAAGTTCAGTTGGTGAATATTATACTGCCTCATGGCCTAAGACAAGTGGTTCAAGAGCAGATGGTACAGACTTTACGTTAGAACATACAAGTGGTTCAACATTCACTACTTGGTTTGATACTTGGACTGGATATGCAAAAGAATTTGATACTTATAACCAAAATAGTTTAGTAAATAATTTACCACTTCATGTGGCGAGTGATACAGAGAATAAAGTATTCTTAGATTTTATGGATATGACTGGACAACAATTTGATGAGATATGGTCTTATATTAGACACTTCACGGATATAAATGAAAAGAGTAATAAATTATCAGAGGGCATTTCAAAAGATATAGTTCGCGAAGTAGCGAAGAGTATGGGATTTGAAGTTGATAGCGGAAATGATTTAGTTATCTTACCCGAATACTTGTTAGGTAAAACCGCAGATGGTGCAGATAAATATGAATCACCACAAGAAGAATTAACCGAAGAGATATGGAAACGAATTTTAGCTAATATGCCGTTCTTTATGAAGAACAAGGGTAACCAACGAGCGATGAAAGGGTTGATAAATTGTTATGGTATTCCAAGTTCAATACTAAGAATCCGAGAGTATGGTGGACCAGATTTAAATGATAGTGTTAGTTATGAAATAAAACGAAAATTTAGTTATGCTGCGGATTTTAAATCGAGTGAGTATTTAAAATTCCCTTGGCAAGATGATGGTACGAGTGGAATTAAACCAGAAACTATAGAATTTAGATTTAGAGCACCCACTTCAAAGGATATGACAATTGTTCAGAAAGGTGTTGGTAATCATAGTTTTGCAATTCAATTACAAGATAACGGAGCAACCGATTCTTATGGTAAGTTAAGATTTAGTGTATCTGCATCAACAGGTATTCAATTTATGACATCATCACTACAACCATTTTATAATAATGATATGTGGAGTGTGATGTTAACACGAGTATCACAGAGTGGATTAGATTTAGTAACAGATGCAAACGCACAAGATATAACATATCAGTTAACATCAAAACAATATGATGCTACAAGGCAAGTTATTTTATATCAAACAAGTGAGAGTGTAAGTATAGATGGAAATGCTTCTGCTGGAGCAGCATTTAATAATGCGTTCCATACTGATGGTACATTTTATATAGGTGGTAACGGAGAATTTGGTACAAGGTTTAGTGGTTCAATGATGGAGTTTAGATTGTGGAGTGAACCATTATCACAAAGTGTATTTGATAATCATGTCCAAGCACCAAAAAGTTATAATGGTAATACTACAAGTTCTGCTTATGATAATATGATATTTAGATTACCAATAAATGATAATACTGATTTAAATACTTTACCAGAATCGGTAGATGATAAATCATATAAAACATCTTATCATACAAGTGCAAGTGCAGTTAACTTTAGTGGTAATCCATTTAGAAGTTTAGTAGACCAAGAAAAATTAAGAGTTCCAAACATTGGACCTCAAAGAAGAAACGCAACAAAGATTAGAAGTGAGGCAACTAAACTAAGTGGTAACTTATCATCAAACATTAGAGTTGAACAGTCATCAATGGATTTTGCACCAACAGATAGTAATAAACTTGGTATATTCTTTTCACCTACTGATGTAGTGAATGAAGATATAATGTATTCCTTAGCAGATATAAACCTTGATAATGAAATTGGTGACCCAAGAGACCAATATGCTGATACCTATCGAGGATTAGAGAGAGTACAGCGAGAGTATTGGAAAAAGTATAGTCGTTCAAATAACTTTTGGGATTATATGAGAATCATAACTTTCTTTGATGGAAGTATTTGGAGTCAATTAAGGAATATGGTCCCAGCAAGAACAAATGCAACACTTGGTTTATTAATAGAACCAAATATTTTAGAGAGAAGTAAACAGGTAGTGGGTAAAGTACCAAGTTTCGAAAATACATATTATGAAAATGCTAATCAATTTGGAGATGGAATACAATTATCAAGTAGGTTAAGTAGTTCTGCAGCACCTAATCCATTTACACTTTCGGGTACATTACCTTTATATGAGGGTGAAATTAATTTATATACAATGGATAGTGGTTCAATTGGAATACTTGGGAATCCAACATTAAATAAGATAGCAGAGATAGACCCAAGAACACCATTCCAATCACTTTATGCAACAGCAAGTATTACATTCGGTGATATAGATATAACATTTGAAGAAGCGGTGCAACCTTTTATCACTGCTTCAAGATTATCAGAACATAATGATATTAAAGTTCCTTACTATACGAGTTCATTATCGGATTCAATAGCAAAGGGATATGGATATCATACAGAGTACAATGGGAATTACCAATTTAGTGCATCATACGAAAGAAGTTCATACACGAGTGTAGCACTTGATTCATCACTATTTAGGTTATTCTATAAAGGTAGCAATTTAACAAAAAACAACACGATAGATGGATTAGACCCAGTTGAAATAACGATTACTACACCTTCAAGGTTGGTAACACAAGAACCTGGTGATTCTAAATTAAAAGTAGAGTAAAACTTTGCATTCTTATATTTATATATGAACGCTATCCATCTTAGTTCAATTCAACAGGAGTAAAAAAAATGGGATTTTTAAATAACACAAGCGTAACCGTCGATGCCGTTCTTACGAAGAAAGGTCGAGAATTACTCGCAAGAGGTCAAGACGAGTTCAAAATAACGAAATTTGCTTTAGCAGACGATGAAATCGATTATCGTTTGTGGGATACAGCACATCCTAATGGTTCTAATTATTATGGCGCAGTGATTGAAAACATGCCGTTATTAGAAGCATTTGTAGATGAGAATCAAATATTAAGATATAAATTAGTATCTCTTCCAAAGAATACTGCGAAACTTCCTATCTTGGAAGTTCCATCACCATCATTGGTTTTTAATGGACCTGGTATTACCCAGACCATTACACCAAATACAAGAAATGGTAGTGATGCTGAAGGTGGTTATAGTTTCGTATTACACGATGCTACTATCGCTAACTTAACACCAGTAATCATTAGGAAGAATAAAAAGAGACGAAAGAGTAAAAAACTTAAGCTTGGAGCAGCTCAAAAATTTGGAGCAGCAGCACTTATGAATGAATTTGATTTCATACAAAAAGAAGATATAGCAGATTTACAAATGAACACGGGTGCAACAACACCAGTATTCCTAAATGAAGAAGAGAGAAAGCGTTCAATCACTTTATCTGGACATTCAGTAAATCTTGTTTCTCGTTCAGTAACAACAGATACTTCAACCAATATAACGGTCGTGGGATTATCAACAGGTGCTACATACAATGTGGCAGTTACGATAAAAGCCGACCAGAGTACACTATAAGGAGTAGATGATGTCAGTATTTACAAGATTCGATTTTTCAAATGATGTAGTGGAAAACCAACGAGTTAAAATATCGAGTGGTATTTTTAGTGGTGGAAGTGGAACAATGACCGCATTTTATACTGCTTCTTCACAAGGACAAGTAACAGGTTCTCACTTATCGATATATCACCAAGACCCCGCTACTAATGCTTCAACCGCAGAGATTCAATTTTCGTTGGGATATGCTCACTTTCAAGGAAGTGGTTCAGCAGGAAACACCACAAAGTTAACAACAGGTGGTAGAGATTCTGCAACAATGTATAGACAATTTTCTAATGTATTGTTACCACCACTAACAGAAAAGTTTAGTTTTTCAAGTTCGCCATCGGCATCTGAAGATTTCTACTTTGTTAGTTTTAACAGAGCACGAATGAGAGAAAAGATTGACCCTGGTAATTGGGAAATTAAAGTTGGTACGACACACTTGATTGATGATAGTGGTGCTACAAATAATCCTACAGTCAATGAGGGTGGTAGAGTGTATAATATTGTTTCGGGTTCATTAGAGACTGGAACTGGTGTTATTAAAACTGCAGCAGCTTCACAAACTGGTGGAGCAATTGGAGCATTTTATCCTGATTTGGGGATTATATTATTAAACGCAACACATATGGATGACGTCGCTGGAATGGGTACTGCAAGAAGTACCGATTCATTTGATGATAATCCTAAAAAGTTCTTTAATAAAATTGTAACTGGGACGAAGTTCCAAGTTCGTAGAGAAGAAGAAATTAGTTCTACTAACTTCTTTTGTAGGGTTAATAATAAAAAGTATAACTTTAGTTCTAACCCAACTTTCTTTACAGGTTCAGATGGAGCTATGACAAACTCAACATTCTTTAAAGACCCTAAAGTGTACATTACACAAGTTGGACTTTATAATGAAGATAATGAGTTGTTGGCAGTTGCAAAATTAAGTAAACCAATATTAAAATCATATTCAAGAGAAGCTATTATAAAAGTAAAACTTGACTTCTAAAGGGGAAGGATAATGTTAAAAAACATTGACCCGTCCGATAAGTCAATCAAACCTTTTAAAGTTTTTAAAAACTTCACTCTCACTAATATTAGTAGTGGGAGTGGACATTTAACTTTAAAAGCAGTTAGTGGTTCTATTCATAATTTTATGACTGGGTCTGCCGCTTCACAAAGTTTCGGTAGATATGTCCACGCAAGTGGTGGTTTTGAATTTGGAACATATTATGATATTCCAAATTACTTTATGATTAAAAACTTATATTATGAAAATGATGAACCTTTAAGGACATTCGGAAGTAACAATTACAAAAAAACTAAAAAAGTATTAGGTGGTAGTGCACGAGTATTTACTATCCCACGAAACTTATTTGGTGAAAAAGTAAAGCCGGGTAGTATCCAAATGGATGTAACTACTGGTGGAGTTACCTATGATTTAAGAGATGATGGTGATGGTAATATTTATGATTACAATTACTCATCAAGTTTTGCAGCGTACAAATCATCATCATGGGATTATGATAAAGCGGATGCAAACGGAAGTGGTTCTCAAGTAGGAAACGCTTTTTACGAGCATGGTGTGATAGTAATCACAGATACAGGTTCATTATGGAATGCTGGAACTGATACTGGACACGATTTAAAATATAAATCTACACAAACAATATACGAATATGAATATATTGTTACGTTAGAACCAAACGAATATAATGCCACAACAAACATAAGTACAACATTTGAACGGAGTGGTAGTATATCTATAGGAAAGGGTAGTAAAAATATTTCACAATTCTTTCCACCTAACTCAGACCCTACAGGACATGGGACTGGGAGTTATAAAGATGAATATAATGCAGCAGTAAAATACGAGGGATTTGTAACACATTCAGATTTCGAACCTTATTTAACAACAGTCGGTTTGTATAATGATAATAATGAATTATTGGTAGTTGGTAAATTAGCCAAACCAGTAAGGTTATCTAAAGAGACACAAACTTCAATAGTTGTTAGATTTGATGTTTAATTTATAAATATATTATATTTATTATAGGAACAGACATTCCCACATATATCCGTTAGCATACCCGCGACCGGAAGGTTAATACAGATAGAATAACACATTACTGGAGTTTTGAATGTTTAATAAATATTTAAAGTCTATGGTTCTATTATTGGTACTTTCCCTTTCGTGGGCACAAGAGCCAATAATTCGAATCAAGCAAACAGGTGAATATAATTTACCAAAAACTTGGTGGAGAGACTCAGATACTTTCCAACTACAGACATATCTTGCGGATGATACAAATAATCCCGCTTTATATAACAATAACTTTGATGCATTTAGAGATAGTGTACTGACTATGGAAGTTACACTTGATGATAATGGTGCAGATATTACTGCATTCAGATTAGATATAATCTTTGATAATGATTTAATCGATTGGGACCACAATGATACTGAAGTAATAAAAGGTTCTCACTTATCAGCTGCAACCGAGGGAGATTCTACAGCGGGTGCGGATTACTCATATGAAGTAGTTCATTATTCTGATGTTGGGTATATAGATTCAATTCAAACTGCAAATAGTGAAATATCAGAAGCGAATGCACGATATGATTGGTTAAGAATTACTATGGTATCACACAACGGAAACACTTTTAAGTTTGGTGGTGGTAATGGTGTACAGAAACAATTAATAAAATTAAATTTTAAAATAGATGATGTGGTGGATAATTTTCAACCACAATCATTTAGAATACCAACACTTTATAGTGGTGGAATGGGGTACTACACTTACGCTTCAGACGACTATCTATTAGATTACAAGGTTTACATCGATGGTAACTGGGGAACAGAAGAAACTTATGATGGTGGAGCTCGTGGAGATATTTCACTTCATCCAAAACTTTTAGATGTTGAGGGATTCTTTAGATACGCTCAACGTAATGGTACTGATGATGATAAAACTTATCCATATTGGAAAATTAAATTTGAATTGGATGCTAGTAATCCGTCAAGTTATTCCACTTGGTATAATATAGAAGGCATACCTAATGATGTAAATACTGCAGATGAGGATTTATCCGATGATGTAATTGGTGACCATACTTCTACATTTTGGTATGATGATAAATCTACAACTGCAATGCAAACTTTACCAGGTGAGGGATTCTTAGGAATTAGTTATTATGATTCGACATATACAGATGATAGAGGATATTTTAATATTCAATTACCACGAAACAATTATTATCGTGTTTCATTTTTCCCACCAGATGCTGAGGATAATATAGAAACTCATACTCAACTCGAACTTGATAGGTACGCAATTACTAATCTTAATGATGCAATTGCCTCATTCAATTTTCAGTCTAATAAATTTAAATCCGTAGTGGGAGTTGATACTTTAAATTCAGTTGAATACTTTATCGGAGATGTTGATGGAGATGATGTATTTCAATTAAATGACTCATATTTTTTATGGGCATATACATCACAGATACTTGAAAACTACACTCACTTAAATGGAAACTCTTACGAGAATTGGGGTACGATAGATACTTTAAGAGAAAATAATCAACCATTTCCTTATGTTTGGTATGAGAGTTTAGGAGCACAGAAGTATGAATTTACAGTCTTTCCTGATGCAGATTTTGACCAAAGTGCAACATTACAATTTGGACAGATAGAAGTTATCAACCCACTTATGAATACAATTCAGACTGGATTAGATACATTAAGTTTAAACTTAGGTGCAGGTATATCTACATATGGTAGTGATGCTAATCCAGATGTTACACTTCCTGATTGGGCATATTTCTTTACAGGAGATATTAATGCAACTGGTACTAAAGTTGATGAAACAGATGGTGATGGATACATTAATGTAAACGGAAATACATTTTATAGATGGGGCAGTGGTACTGCACCAGGTACTTGGGCAAATAAAATTGTATCATCTACACCCGATGTGTTTTTTACAATGCCAGCAGATTCAACTGTCAGGGTTCAAAGTGGTGACCAAATAGAAGTTCCATTATATATTACACCTGAACAATTAAAAGCAATTCAAGTTGCTGGATTTGAGTTTGAAGTAGAGTTTAATACTAATCAATTAAAATTTATAGATATGAAAACGGATGTTCTTCCAGGCCCATGGTTTACTTATGTAAACGTACATGAAGCAGATGATATTGGGTATCAGAAAGTTTCCTTTGGTGGTATGGATTACTCACCAGGTAACGCACCTGAAACGTATTGGATAGATGAACCAATGATTGCGTTGAATATGATTTTTCAAGCAAACTTTCCAGATTCGGAATGGACTGAAGCAGATGTGCAATTCGTAGGAAAGTATTCCGCGGGAGACCCAAGTGGTAATGACTTATTAGTAGATAGACAAGATGGTAAAGTATTGGTATGGAATAAGTATTGGGCATTCGGTGGTGGTGAACCAAACGATGATGAACTAACTTATAACTATCCAAATCCATTTGATGAAACTACTAAGTTCCAGTTCTTTGTAGATGAACTAACCGATGTAAAGATATACATATTAAATTCAATGGGACAATATGTAGGTACATTATTAGATGAATCAGTTTCACAAGGTATTCATACATTTGATTTTAATAACCAACCAAGTGTTTGGTTACCTGAAGAAAGTGTTTATCAACAACACCAATCGTTAGAACCAGGTGTTTATATATTTGTTCTTGAGACAGATAAGAGAATTAAAGCAAACAAATTCACGGTCGTGAAATAGGAAGAGATGATGAAAAAAATATTACTAAGTTTACTATTATGTAGTTCATTATTCGGACAGGTTAATAGAATATTAACATTATCACCAACTGCAGAAGAAGCAAGTTTAGGAAATCAATCATTGACATTTCATAATCCTGCTCGTAATTACTTTAATACTGATAGTTTGGTGGATTTAAGTTTTACCCGAGTAAATTGGTTAACTAACATCACGGATGATATGGGATATAATTATGTTGGTGTTGGGTATAAAAACATAACCTTCAGTTTATTATATTTTGATTATGGTGAACAGAACATCGCGGATGAGTATGGGACAATATCAGGAAGGTTTGAACCTAACTCTCTTGTTGCATATGTAGGCTGGGGTACTAAGTTAAAACACAAGAAAAAGAAAGTGGAAAATATTGCTATAGGTTTTGGTGGTAAAATTGTTAACCATACATTACATACCGAATCCGCTACTGGGTTACTCGTAGATGCAGGAATACATTTCAACAATCTATGGGAACGAGTTGATTTAGATATTATGATTAAAGATTTCGGAGCCGCACCAGAGTTTAATAATTACAAAACAGAAGTACCTACAAGTTTTAGTGTAGGATTTTCAGTACCAGTAAAACAATTTCGATTCTATAATCAATGGAACTTATACAACGGGTGGTACACTCATGGTCAGGGTTTAAAATATAATTACAAAGATTTATTATCTACTAACATTGGATACTATAACGATGTAGAGTATGGGTTAAATTATTCGTCAGTAGGTTTAGATTTTAAATATCAAAGTTACAACATAGGAGTGGGTTACATCATAGGTGATGAAACATTCCCATTGAGTAATACTTTTCAATTAACAATAAACGTGGAGATATAAAATGTGTGAATGTAAAGAATGTAAATGTGGCAGTACTTGTGAATGCAAGTGTTGCGAATGTTAAAATAAGGAGTTAGTTATGGCTAAAGACATAGTTGATGCAGAGAATCTCGTTGAAGAGATTAAAGGGAAAAAGTTTGGATTATCGATTAATAACATTGTTGCTATTGTTACTTTTCTTTCTACCGCTATTGCTGGTTGGTATAGTTTTACTGCCCGCATTGATTCGTTGGAAGAAGTAGTTACAGGGTTTGCAGATGCAAGTGATATCGAAATCGTAACAGAAAAATTCAATAAGTATGATGAGATATTCGCAGGGTACGATAGTGAACTACAATATCTTCGTGAGAAAGTTGATAAACTAAAAAACCCAAAGATTAAATCTTATGATGGTGATATTATTAAACTCGAAAATGAGATTAGTAAATTACAAGGTGAGATTAAACGATTGGAAAAATTATTAAAAGACCCGTTATCTGATTTTAGATAGGTCGGAAAGGATTATATGATAGGATTACTCGAATTACTATTAGGTATTGTGATTGGGGTGGGGATATCTAATGTAGATATGAAACCAGTCTATCCAACTGATAGTACAAAGGTTAGTGCCGAGTATATAATAATTTATCAAGATTCTAATTTTGGTAGAGGATATAGTTGGTATAGATACCCAAATTTGTGGCATCAATCTACAGCGTTAAATTACAAATACGGATACCGAACACAAAGAGGAACTGATGTTCCAATGAGAACTTGGGGTGGTAAACGTAAAGTTAAAAAAAGTGGTGAATACACTAAACCTAAAGGCAAAAGGGGTGGTGGCCATAATGGTAAAAATAAGTCAAATAGGAGACAACAATGAATAAGATATTCTCAGTATTGTTATTAATGGGGTTGATAGGATGTGCTGCATCCGTATCGACTGAACAATATGTTGGTGAGTATGAAAAGCAGAAATCGGTAGATGAATTAGAAATTACCAAAGTAGACGGATTAAAAATCGTAGAGTTAAAGATTAATAAGGAACTTGAAGAAAGATATCCAGAACTTGCAGAAAAAAGGGTTGCATTTGGTCTTACCCAAGAAATGGAAAATGTGGCATCTTATACAGGTAGATTCAATCTTATTGAGGCTGATAGAGATAATCAATTAATGATGTTGAATGATTTAAAAGCAAACAACGCTAAAATTGATGTAGCTAAATATTGGGGATATGTTACCATTTATGATTTCGCAGTAAATCTTACTGAGGATATAAAAGGTGGGAAAATAATAACAAGTAATGAAACCATTATAGGTATTCAAGTTAAATTAGTTAATTTAGAAAACACCCAGTATGTTGTTGGTAGTGGACAAGGTAGAGCTAAAACTACAGGCCAAGGATTTTTAATGAATCCTAACATGGAGTTTAATCAAAGTTCTTTAAGTTCTGCAGGTAACAAAGCAATGGAAACTGCTGTTGTTAATGCAATCCGAGCATTAGACCGTAAGGGTTGGTAAAAGAAATGAATGTGGCAGAAATTAATATACTTAGTATTACTTTGTAGTACAATATCTGCCCAGTCGTTCTTCTATAGTTATATTGACCCCTGCAATCAGACAACGATTAAGGAGTCGTATTCACTACAAGAAGATGATAGTGGTGGATTTCAAGTTACTTATTATAATCGTACCAGATATTTTACATTTGAACAAGTTTTAAATGGGGAATTAGAAGCGTGGGCAGAATCAGTTTATAATGATTTTGAAGATTTATTTCCATGTGCAGTACGAGTTGCTGAAGAAATATTATCATCTGTTATTGCAAGTAGTGCTGCTTCACAATTTAGTAAAACCGATGATATCTCGGTTGATGCTGGTCAAATGAATTATGCAATTCAGAGTACTACAAGAGATTCGTTAACTGGCGACTGGATAACTTCATTTAATAGTGTTTATACTTCGGAGAGTTTTGATGGTAGTAGAACACATGATGGTAATTTTAATTTTACAGATGATTTAAGGAAGGGTTCGGTAACATACGGACAAGGATTTAAATTTAAGGCTAAGAAACAAAATGTACAAATAAATGGTACTGGATTAGCCTTTGAAACTTTTGAGGGGTGGGATTGGTTAGCTTCAATATCCTACGCAAAATCCCTACAAAAACCATTGGCTGAAGCAATTGTTATAACTGGAACGTATGGTAATGTTAGTGAATATAATTTTGCTAATATTAGTGTGGTGTATGGAATGAATTATCCACTTAAATTTCGTAATGTGGATTTGTTAATAAGTAATTATATGGCATACACAATAATGCGATATTATGAGGGTAATAATTCAGGTGAACGATATTTATTATTAAGAAGTCCGATAATAATGTTTCCAACCATATCGATGGATTGGAAAGTGGGTCAAGCATTCAAATTGAATCTTGGCTTCTCAATGGGTATAAATACGGTCGTAAATGATTATGGCGAAAGAAGTAAAACGTATAGTTTATTATTTGGAACTTACTTTTAAGGAGAATAAAATGAGAATAGTAATGAAATTTCTTTTAGGGTTCATAATAATGGGAATCATAAAAGGACAGGATTTACCAACACCTGCAATTGTGGGTGAAGATTTAGTTAGACCAACTTTGAGAATATCAGAGTTTGTAGATGTTTCTGATAGGGTGACAGTTGAAGATGAAAGAATAACATTTGGTATTCGACAACTATTACAAGAAGCATTTTCAGATACAAGGTATATTTTAACTGATGATAATAATTCAGATTTCGTAGCATCGGTAGAAGTAGTGTATCTTGGAAAACCAAATGAAGCATTTAGTATTGTAGGATTATTTAATCGTAGAAGTACTAAAACAGAAGTTAGGTTATTAGTTAAGTTGGAAAATTCCAAATCAGGTATCATTAAATCATCTAAAGGTGAGGGTGAAATTGCAACAACAATTACAGCGACAGGATTACAAATCTCTGAAGATGTACCATTCAACAAAACAGAGTTGGGTGGAGCAGTAAGAAAAGCTATTGATGATGCACTCTCTACACTTGACTAATGATTAAGAAAGATGCCATTTTTGGTGTTGTACTAAACATCTTGATAATATCTGCTGTTGTGGGTATAAGATATTATTACGCACAACAAGAAATGGATTTTTTAACCAAAGATTCAGGTAGACAAGAAGGATTAATAACTGTCAACAAAGTTGAGATAGATACTTTAAATCAAGAGGTTGAGTATTTGAGGGTATTATCAAATGACCAACACAATGAACTTCAAAATTTACAAGTAAAATATTACGAACAAGTAAAATGGAATACCGAGTATAATCAGAAAATTAAAAATCTGAAAGATGACCTCGATAGTCTTGGGATAGAATTGGGATTAGCATATATGAATACTATTCCGTTTCAATTTGAGTTTGGTTCACAAGATGCTTATATGAAAGTGTTTGGTGGAATGGGATATAAATTACAGAATAACGCAATAGTAGATTCAGAAACTAATGTTGGGTTTGATGGAAATTTAGCATTTGGTGCACCTATAATTGACCAAGTTGGGAAGTATGAATTTTTAGCATATAACGAAGATAGAGTTTGGGAATCTGATGGGAATCGAGTGGTGATGAATGGTGGTACAGCAAAAACCATTAAACTGAAACCACCAAGAAATCAGTTTAGTATAGGGCCATTTGTGGGAGTACAATATGATAAAAATACTGGATTAACTGAACCCGTAATTGGATTTGGTGTGACATATAATGCGTTGAAAATTTGGGATTGGAAATGATTGATAAGAAAATAGCAAAGTTAAAAGATGTAACCACTCGCCAAGACCAAAAACATTGGATTAATAAAGAGTTGGTTGGGATTATACAATATCGTCAAGCTAGAAAGTGGTACGTATCTTTAATTATTATGGTGATATTTATGAGTGTACTGATGTTGATGTTATTCTATATCGGACAGGGAAAAGACCTAATGCCAGAGTGGAAGGAAATTCTATTGGTGTTGTTAGGTGGGTTTATAGCAAGTTTTAGTAAAGTTGTTGATTTCTGGTTTAATAACCAAGAGAATGATAATAAGTTATTAGAACATGCAGATGATTAATAAAGGAGAGTAGTATGTTAGAAAAATTTATGATACAAGAATGGGGAATTGTTGGAGTTATTATTATTATGTTCTTTGGTATGTTAAGATTCTTAAAAACTCAGTTAATAGGTAAGCTTATTGAAGTTGAAGAAATTAATATTAAACTTATTGATAGGTGGAATCGTAGCGATGAAATAAGAGATAGGAGACATGAACAATTGTTAGAACAAATAAATCGAATAACCGATGATTTAAATTTTATTAAAGGAAAATCAAGTGCCAAGTAAAGCAGCAAAATCAAGAAAAGCAAGAAAACAAAAATTAAATGAGAAATGGAAGATTGAAGGTCGGACCGCCAATCAACATAAAAAATGGAAAGCTAAACAAGTTGATAACAAACCAAAGTGGGGAAGATGATAAAATTAAAAGAATTGATTGAATTACAATCTATGGTTTATACCGAAACCATAAAGCCTAAACACAAACAGAGGTTTACAAGACCTACACCAAGTTTTCACGAGAACATTATTATGCCGCGGTATCAACCACCCGCAAATGATAGTTCTACTACATTAGATGAAGTTAAGTATTTGGGTTCATTAAAACTAAATGAAGAATTGGTACTGAAGTATGAAGAAGTAAAGGATGTATATAAACCTTATGCAGAAGAACTTGGAATTGGTGAATATGTTGATAAGGTAATTCACGAATCCGTAAAGTGGATTATGACTTTGAAATATGATTATAATCGACCAAGGCCCTTTCAGATTGCTGAGTTCTATGGTATTAATTTAAATGGTACACAAACTGATAGTATGAAAACACCATCGTATCCAAGTGGTCATGCAATACAAGGATACCTAATCGCGGATATATTAAGTAAACACAATCCAAGTAATACTACACTATATAAAGAACTTGGGGAAGAGATTGCTCACTCAAGAATAGTTGGAAAAGCACATTATCCATCTGATAAGAAGTATGGAAAGAAAATTGCTGATGCTTTATTTAAAGGATTAAAATGATACCTAAATTAGCAACAATACATCTACTGATGGAGCGAGTTGATTTTCAATTCATTGCTTCTCAATTGGTTGAATATTATGGATTACGAAGTAAAGTGAAGTTTAACGTAAAGGGTAATAATGATGGTGATTATGATTGGGATAATGATATTATTAATTTACGAAAATCTTACAAAAATGTCAAGGAATTTATTGTAAGTGTTCTACACGAAATTCATCATGCTGATATGGTTAAGAAATATGGTAGGAAGAAGTTCTTAAAGAAATATCAACAAGCAGATGATATGGCTGATGTACAAGGTTTTAGAAGATATGATGATAACAAGTGGGAAAAGAGAGCAGAGAATTGGGCTAAACAAGAATATAATAGAAAATGGAAAGATAAATTCTAATTTGAGCTTTTGTTCTGATATATATTATTAACTATAGTTATGTTAACATTAAAGGTTCTAAGAAAAATCACAACCTTATTTTTCTCTGAAATTATTACGTCCAATTAAAAAATAAAAATTACATTCTGAGAGATTTATAATATATTTATTAATAACTAATAATTAAAAGCTTTTAAATAATATAACTAATATTAACTTTAACTTAGGTTATACACTATGAAAACTCGTTCGGCAAAGAACAAAGGCAAACGTCTACAAAATTCAGTAAGAGAACTTCTTCTCGAAACATTTACAGATTTAGAATCAGATGATATTAAATCCACAACGATGGGTGAAAGTGGAGAGGATATTCAGTTATCACCTGCAGCCCGTAAACTTATACCATACTCATTCGAGTGTAAGAATCACGAAAAATTAAATATATGGAGTGCCTTAGAACAAGCAGAGGAATACTCACATAAAGGAACACCAGTTGTGGTGTTTAAAAGAAACAGGTCAAAGACCTACGCAGTAATAGAACTAAAAGAATTTGTAGAACTTATTAAATAATGGAATATTCATCAGACTTTAAATATGACTTGGGTGTCGGAAAACTTAAAGGAGAAACAAAACTTCATACTATGTTAGAGGATTCTAAAATAGAAGTTAAGTTTGATAGAAAGACAAGAGATACTGGTAATGTTTATATAGAGTATGAATCAAGAAATAAAGCTTCTGGTATTAGAACTACACAAGCAGATTATTGGGCATACTTTATTGAAGATGAAGAAGTATATGTAGTGTCAGTAGAAAAACTAAAGGAAAAAATTGCCAAACTAAATCCTAAAAGAATACCAGGTGGAGATAATAACACATCTATGGGGTTTTTAATAAAATTAGAGGAACTTATTAAATGAGTGTAACAACCATATCAGAAGATGGTAAAGAATACGATGATACTTTTGTAACAAGTATTGATTCAATTAACATATTGAAAGAAATGTTAGCTGATGATAAAACTTGTGATGAGAATGGAAAACTTACTGAGTATGGAAACAAAAAATTAAAAAGGTTACAAAAGAAGTGGTGTAGAGAAAATCAACACAAGAATTATAATAACGAAGATTATCAAAAATAATGGGGATTAATTGAGTCAGTTAGTTATAAACATATTAGATAAAGCATTAAAATCTAAGGGTACAAAATTAAAGAAAACAAATGAGTATATGTATTGGTCACCATTTGTTTCACATCATAAACAAAAATTACAAGTCAATATAGAGACTGGTAAGTGGCATTGTTGGGTAAGTAATCAAGGTGGACATAATCTATTTCAATTACTCAAACAGATAAATGCAAATCATATATTATATAAAGAATTAAGTGATGCTACTGGTAGTACATATTACCAAAAGAAAGATGATAAAAAGGAAATCGCGGTAACCTTACCCAAAGAATGTAAACCATTATGGAATGGTGGTGATTCAGTACAGAAGTTACACGCATTAAAATTTGTTATGGAGAGAGGATTATCTTACGAAGATATTATCAGATATAACTTAGGGTATTGTTTATCAGGTACATATCAGAATAGAATTATTATACCATCATATGATAGTGATGGAGTATTAAATTATTTCGTTGGTAGGGATTTCTATCAAGGCGGGATGAAGTATAAGAATCCACCCGTACAAAAGGATATCATCGGATTTGACCTATATGTGAATTGGGATGAACCGATTATACTTTGTGAGGGTGTATTTGATGCTATGGCCATTAAAAACAATAGTATTCCCTTATTCGGAAAAACAATTTTACCTAAACTTTATAATAAGATAGTCGAAAAGCGAGTCAAAGAGATAGTTATTTCTTTAGACGATGATGCGTACAAGTCATCTTTGGAAATAATATCTAAACTAAAGGCGTTGGATATCGATGTAAGGTTCATAAAGTTACAGGGTAAAGACCCAAGTGATTTAGGTTATTTACAAATGATTGACCACGTGTTATCATCTAATATAGTTGATTTTAAAGAATTAATGAGGATGAAAGTTTATGGAAACAAACGATAACATATGGAAGTTTGGTGCAGGACATCATAAAGTGTATATAACTAATTCTAAGGCATACAAGAAAATAAAAGTGTATTTGGGAATTTCAAGAGATAGTTATTATAAGAAAAATGGCAAAGTATTTGCATGGGATATTACTTGTGAAAATAAGAAATTATCCAAAGTAAAAAAAATACTAAAGGAGTATTCTTGATACAGGAAAAAGTTAAAGTTCCTTTCAGAAAATTAAAATATATACACCATATTTCCGACATACAGATTAGAAATCTGAATAGGCATAAAGAATACGAACAAGTATTTAATGGGCTGTATGAGGAAGTAAAAAAGAATCCAAAGAATGCAGTTGCATATATTGGTGGTGATATAGCACATAGTAAAACCGAAATGTCTCCAGAGTTAATTGACCAATTATCTCGACTATTCAAAAATTTAGCAGACATATGTCCTACAATTATTATTGCAGGAAATCACGATTGTAATCTAAATAATCTAAATAGAATGGATTGTTTAACACCTATCGTAGAAAACTTAAATCATCCGAATTTACATTATTTAAAACGAACAGGTGTATATACATTTGCAGATACTGATTTTGTAGTATGGGATGTTTGGGATAAGGAATCCGATTACATTAAAGCTAAAGATATTCCAGGAGATAATACTAAAGTTGTATTGTTTCATGGAACAGTCGATAGAAGTGAAACTGATTTGGGATTTAAGTTACCAAGTAAAGTAAAGATGAGTATGTTCAAAGGATATGATTTTGGATTACTTGGTGATATACACAAAAGACAACATTTAAATAAAGAAGAAACTATTTCTTATTGTGGTTCGTTAGTACAACAAAATCACGGAGAGGATATTGGTAAGGGTTATTTACTTTGGGATGTTCCTGCCCGCAAATCGGAGTATATAGAGATACATAATGATTATGGTTATTATACGATTGATATTGATAATGGTAAGTTACCTGATTTAAGTGATTTACCAAATAAACCACGAGTTCGGGTACGAGTAAGTAATACAAAACCTGCTCAATTAAAAAGGTTAATGACTAAGATTCGGAAAATGGCTAAGATTCAAGAATCAGTTGTAACACGAGTAGATGGGTTATCAACGGATAAGATTCGAAATAAGAAAATAAACATTGGTGATGTAGCAGATGTAGGTTATCAATATAAATTAATTAGTGAGTATTTAAATAGCAATTATATGGTGGATGATGACACCATGATAAAGATAAAAAAAGTACTTACCGATTTAAATTCAGTTGTACCCGAAGCAGATATCCAACGAAATGTAAGTTGGAAATTAAAGAAATTTGAATTTAGTAATTTGTTTAGTTACGGAGAAGATAATGTAGTAGATTTCACAAAACTAAATGGTGTAGTTGGATTGTTTGCTCCTAACGCTAGTGGTAAATCTGCATTATTAGATGCTCTATGTTTTAATCTATTTGATATGAGTTCTCGTACATTTAAAGCTGATAATATTATCAATAAAGCAAAAAGTACATTACATTGTAAAGTTAACTTTGAAATAGATGGTATGGATTATTTTATCGAGAAGAAAGGTAAAATAAATCTAAGGACTGGACATGTCAAAGTTGATATAGAATTTTGGATGATAGATGAGACTGGTGAGAAGTTATCATTAAATGGAGACCAACGAAGAACTACACAAAATAACATCAAACGAGTTATTGGTAATTATGAGGATTTCATTCTTACATCTATGAGTTCACAAAATAATTCTACAGTCTTTATAGATAAAACACAAAAGGAACGTAAAGAGTTATTATCCCAGTTTATGGGATTGAAGATATTTGATACTTTATGGCAACAAGCATCTGAAGATATTAAAGAAGTGAATACACTTTTGAAAGATTTTAAGAAAGCAGACTATGATAGTGAGTTAGCTAATATAACTGATGAGTTGATTCTACTTGAAGCAAAAGAAACAGATTTCAAGACAGATGAGATGGGATTGAAGAAACAGGCAAAATCGGTATTGGATAATATTAAGAATCAAACATTAAGATTGAAACCAGTAGATGATACATTAAGACCTATAGATACCTTAGAAAAGGAACACTCTAAGTTAACAACATTATCGGATAATGTCAAGTTAAAATTAGATGAGTATATGGTTGAACAATATGACTTTGAAAAAGCAACTCAAGAGATAGAGAATAAGATTGCAATCTATCAAACTGATGGTGTAGATGAGAAGTATTTTGAATTAGAAAAATTAGAACAAGAAATAGATTTGTTTCAAATTGAAGTAGATAAATTAAGAGCAGATGTTAGGGTTAAATTGGATAAGATTGAAAAGCTTGGTAATTTAACACATGATGAAGATTGTAAACATTGTATGAGTAATCCATTTACATTAGATGCTATTCAAACGAAAGAGAATCTTGATAAGGATAAACTACTTGCACAACAATATCTACAAAAGAAACAATTGATGGAAGATGAGATACAGACCAGATTCAAGGTTCGTGCATTTAAAAAAGATTTGGATACATTATCTGACCAATTAAATGAAAAGGGTAGATACCACGATAACATAACATCTAATATAACACTTATAAAAGAAAAGCAAAAAAATATAATTGCCCAATTTAGTTTAATCACAAGTGATATTACAAAATCAAAAGCACAAGAACAGAATGTTGTATTTAATTCACAAGTAGAAAGTGAAATTGATAAGTTACAGACTAACAATGATGATTTGGATTATCAGTTAGATATGGTTGCTAAAAAATTAACTACGTTACATGGTGATATTCAAGTATTGAAAACTAAAGAAACACAAATCAACGATAATATCAATAAAGTAGAAGAACTCGAAGATTCACATCAGGCATATCAATACTTACTTGAGGCAATTAAACGAGATGGTGTTCCTTATGATTTGATTAGTAAATCATTACCCACAGTCGAGGGTGCAGTAAATGATATTCTTGCACAGATAGTTGATTTTAGTATTGTGTTTAATATGGATGGTAAACAAATAGATACTCACATCGTATATGATGATGATAGAGTTTGGCCATTAGAATTATCAAGTGGTATGGAACGATTCGTTAGTTCTCTTGCAATAAGAGTTGGTTTAATGAATGTTAGTAATTTACCACGAAGTAACTTCCTTGCTATTGATGAAGGTTGGGGAACGATGGATAGTGAAAATTTAAATTCAGTTTCACAATTGTTCCAATATTTGAAATCACAATTTCAATTTACAATGGTAGTTTCACACATAGAAACTATGAGAGATTTTGTTGATACTCTATTAGAGATTAAGAAAGTTGATGGTAGTTCTTCAGTTAAATTTAGTAGGGATTGATGGCATCTTAGCTTTAGGTGTAGAACCACCTTTCATCTTACCCAATGTTTGATTGATAAAAGAAGAACAATTAGTTCTATTCTCTTTACAATAATACTTTAGCCATTCCATAACATCTTCATCTAATGTGAAGTTATATCTTTTTTTCATTTTTATACTCACTTTATACTCATCTTATACATATAAATAAGTATCATTATTTTAAATTTTAATATTTATATAGGACTACTTTTATAACGAGGTACACACTTAAATGGCAATCTTAAAGAGAATCAACAAATATCAAGGTTTAAAGGATATAGATATACTTGTCGAAGAGACTGGGTTAACTTCCCAATACTTTCAAGTTTACGATTTTCCAAACCAAATACCACAAGGTAAATCATCATTCTTAGTTGCAGGTTCACCTTTCTTAGCAGACAATGTAGAACTTAAAGTTGAAATATTAGATGCGGGTGGGAACACTGTCTATACTGAAGCAATAACAAATTATCTTGAGGGTGGTGCACGCCGTGTATCAATAGAGGTATATGATGATGTTATACCTGGTGATGGTTTTATGTATATTGTTGGGGAACTTAAAACTAACTATCAACAGATATCAGGTTTAGAAAACAACAATGATGAAATAACTGATTCTCAGATAACCGACCCTAAAAGTTTTGGAAACATTAATCCAGCTAATTTATCCGAAGAATTTATAGACCAACTTACTGCACAAAATGCTCAAGATGTTCCAACAGAATTTCAAGGTGTTTATAATGTACGATATGTAAGACCAATTTTTATTAATGCGGCATTACCTAATTCACAACCAATTTTCTTTTATCAACAACCAAGAGTAACTGTCACAGAAGTTGTTAAACCTTTTATAGAACAATTAGCACCAAGTGGTTCAGTTGTATTGAGTGGTAGTATTGAAGCAAATCCTGCTCCAGATTTAACACCACTACCAGCACCAATTGCTCCACCACCAGGATTTCCAAAGAATCCAACAGCAGAGGGATTGGGTCAGATTGGACAAATAAATGAAATATTTAAATCAAGTAAAAAATCAAAATCAAATCCATTTAGAAATTCTGGGTTTAGGTCAAGGGGGAGATTAGTAAGAAGGTCATCACCTGAACAAGATAGATTCTCAATGAGAGTACACCAACTTGAAGAATCAAATGAAACCACAAAGGATAAGGCATCGAGTGCATTAATTGGTGCAACTCTAACTATTAAATCACCAAAAATTGATTTAGTTAAATATCCAGCAGAAGAGTTTGATGTACCTACTTCATTCCATACAAGTATTAAAAAAGTTTTAAATGAAGAAACGATTGTACCAGTAGATGATTTCTTTATTACAAGAAAAGATACATTAGAAAAAATACCAGTTCCAATTATAGCAGACGAGGTTGCTGGGAATGGACAATCTGAAGTTACAATGTCTTATACACCTTTTCCTGAACAATCACTTAGTGCAACACATAATCGTTCTTTTGCTGATGTAACAGTCGCAAACCTACGAACATTTAGTGGGGATGTTTACAAGACAAAAATTTATGGAAAGAGTCAAGGTTCACTTGGAGATTTTGAATTACTACATGAGGGTACAATCGAATCCCCACAAACTTTAATAGACCCATATAGTGTAGATGGATTTTTAAATATAGGTTATTTTCATACTCAAAGTATTGTTGATAATTATTGGTTGTTAAATGGTGGTACTGCTGCAAGAAATGATAGTAAGATTTTAGATGGTATTGAGATTAGTGGTTCAAACTATGCAGTAGGTTCATCAGTTGAACTTACAACATCGGGTAGTTTTGCATTAGAAAAGGGTGTACCTTATTCAATTACTTTTAATGCACATTATTTCAAGGAAGATAAAGTACAAGATAACGATGATGTAGAAAAAGATTTTGAGTTAGATGTATTGGTATCGGAAGCAGCATTAATAGGTGGTACTTTATCCGATACATATCAATCAGTAGGTAAAGTAGATATAGGGAATAATAACTTAAATGAGGGTTCAATACCAGGTATTTATACTACGTTCATAACGCCGAGTGATATTGGTCCAACTCTTAAATTAAAATTTAAATTAAATGCTGGTAGGGCAATTATAAATGATGTAGTTGTACGACCACACGCAGAAACAAACTTTAATCCAGATTACTTTAGGGTAGTACTTCCGATGGCATATCCATTACCCAAACAACCAGATTTATATGATTTCTTAGTAGAGTTTTATGATGTAAATAATAATATTGCAGAAACATTCACGATAGGTCAAAACATAGAATTTACAGGTGCACCATTAAATATCGATGGTGAGGATAACTTACTTAGTGGTTCATTATACATTGGTTCTACACAAGGTAGTGGTTTTGAGATGGCAGGAGTATCTTCTGCATTCTTACGGTCTATTGGATATAATGGGTTTGACAGAACAATTGCAGAAAGTAAGGGTGGATTTTTATTGTGGAGTGGTTCTATCGGGGATAGATTAACTGCAAGTGAAGATTATGATGGAGTTGGGTTAGAGATAGTAGATGCTCATACTTCACAAGATAGATATTTAAAATTTAGAACAAACCCAAGCACATTTGAAGTTGTTACCGACCAGTTCTTCTTAGGACAAGCTGGTAGTTCTTTTGTAAGTGGTTCAAATGGTAACATCGAAATATTCTCATCAGGTACTACAACATTAAGTGGTAGTAATGTAGATATTTTAACACCTAATTTTTTCTTAGGTGGTTCGAGTGCATTTGTAAGTGGTAGTGGTGGTAATATAGAAATAAGTTCAAGTAATTTCCATGTCACTCCAGAGGGTAATGTTACAATGAGTGGTGATATTACTGCAAACGCTGGTTTCATCGGTGATTGGGCAATTGTAGATGGTCAGATAAGTGGTAGTAACATTACATTAAATGCTGATAATTCTACAATATTTAAAACAGACCAAGGGCCTGGCAGTGATTCATCAGCAGCATTTGATGCATTAAGAGATGAGTATTATATAGATTTTACACCGACCGAAGAATCTCCAAATAACTATTATATTAAAATGGGCCCAAGTTTTATGGTGGATAAGGATGGTATCTTAATCGCAAGTGGTGCAACATTTGAGGGAAGTATTACTGCATCAGAAGGTTTAATTGGTGGGTTCACTACAGATAGTCATTCATTCCATAGTAACAATATTTTCATAAGTGGTTCACCCGCAATTGGTGGAGTTGACCATCCACGATATATGTTTATCTCATCTTCAAATTTCAATGTAAAAGAAAATGGGGATATAACTGGTTCAAGTGCTTTATTTGATGGTAACACAAGTATATCAGGAACTACTACTATTGGTGGAAATTTAACTGTCAATGGTACAGGTACGATTGCATCATTTGGTTTAACAGAAACTGCAATATCAAGTTCTAACGATAAATTAATATTGAAATCAAGTGGAGAAATAACTTCATCTGCTGCTAGGATTGTTGGTAGTGATGTAGATATAGATGTTGAGAAATTCGAATTAGATGCTAATAATTTAGAAATATCTTCTACACATTCATCTATGAGTTTAGGTGAGGGTAAGATAGATTTAGTTGGTGGTTCTACTTCATTTATACAAGTTGGTTCTGCAAATGCAATAACATTGAAAGATGATGGAACTGATAGGTTTTTGGTTATTGGAAGTAAAACATCTTTCTCACATTTCAACCAATCTACCGCAGGAGTAATTTTAGGTACAGATGGTGGAACTACAAAATTTGAAGTAGTTGGAGATGCATCTAATTACATTTCTTTTAACGGAACAGCATTTGATATCAAATCAGAAGAATTTGGATTAAAGACTTCAACACTACACATATCATCATCTAATGGTGGTGTGATTGCTATGGGTTCTACAATACCACAAAAAGTAGAACAGGCTGGAATATTTTTAAGTGGTAGTGGACAATTTAGTTTCTACTCATCATCACGAGGACATATAGTATTCGATGGTACAGATTTTAAAATTGCCTCAAAGAATTTAACAATAGATACATCAACACTTGATATTAATACTGCGGGTGGTGGTAACATTGCACTTGGTAGTGGAACACCATCATTAAGTGCTGCAGGTATTTTCCTAAGTGGTAGTGGAGATTTTAATTTCCAAAAAGATGGAAATAACTTTATAAGACAGAGTGGTGGAGCATTCCAAATAAAAGCAGATACTTTTGATTTAGATGCTACAACACTCATTATGGATAGTGCTGGTGATAGTGGAAATGGAATAATTAGATTGGGTGCAAGTGGAGGCCCATCTAGTCCAACAAATGGTACTGCTGGTATTTATATGGATGGGGGTGGAGCACTTAATGTTGTAGGAAATGCTACAAACTTCTTTAGGGTAGATGGTGGTTCATTTACGATTAAATCCGATACATTTGATTTACAAACCACAACCTTTTCTGCATCATCTGCAGGTACTGGTAAGATTTCACTTGGACAAACACCACCTACAAGATACGATAGTGGAAATGGTATATTCTTTGATGGAGATGCTAACTTCCTAATCGGTAGTGCAAGTGGAGATAAGATACAATTTACCAATGGTGATTTTACAGTCCAAGTTGGTTCATTAGAATTGGATGCAAGTAATATAGAGATTAGTTCAACGAACGCTTCTATGTCATTGGGTGAGGGTAATATTATACTTGATGGTGCTAACAATAAAATTAAAGTTGGTAAAACTACTAATAAATTAATTGAGATTGTAGGTTCATCTACACAAGGATACATTGCAACAGGTAAAGATTCCGCTACATCTACAACCGCAGGATTTTGGTTAGCAAACAATAACACAGACCCAGAATTTGCAGTTGGAGATTCTACAGATTTTATTAGATTTAATGGTGGTAACTTAGATATTAATTCTCAAAAACTTGAGATTGCAGCATCCACATTACAATTATCCACAACCGAAGCAAGTATGAGTCTTGGACATAATGCACAAAGTGGTTCTTATGGTAGAGTTATATTAGAGGGTGCAGGAGTACCAACATTAAGAATTGGAAAACAAGCACACACCATTACACTTGCAACTGGTAGTGGTATTTATATGGATGGTGATGGTAACTTTAGATTTGGTGATGATGATGGTGGTATAAAATTTAATAATGGTAATTTCTCAATTACTGGTTCTGATGTAGATATTGATGTAACAGATATTAATATTACTTCGACTGGATTTAGATTATCATCCACAAATGCTTCGATGTCGTTAGGTACAAACGACCAATTATTAGTACACGCCAATAGTTCAAGTCCATTTTTAAGTATTGGACAATCTACAAAGGGTTACGGACAAACAGGAATATTTCTTGGGTATATAAATTCAGTATCAAGACCACGAGTTTCGTTTGTTGGTTCAACGGGTCATTTTAAAGTTGACCAAGATGTTGATATAAAAACAGAAACATTTGAAATGGATGCGAATAGTGGTGATTTACAAATATCAAGTGCTCATAAATCAATGTCATTGGGAGACCAATCTATTGTACTTGATGGGCCAAACAAAAAAATAACAGTCGGTACGGGTAATCAGATTAGTATCGTGGGTGGAGCATCAGATAACTTTATTACTATGGGTAGTAAAACGGGTATGGATAGTACTCAAGGTAGTGGAACTGCAGGTATCATTATTGGGATGGATGGAAGTAATCCACAAGCTGAATTTGTAAAAAGTGCAACCGAATATTTTATATACGATAATGGTATAGATATGAAAACACTTAACTTTGAGTTAGATGCGGGTACAGGAGATTTACAAATATCATCAGCACAAAAATCAATGAGTTTGGGTGATGGTAATGTAATATTAGATGGATTAGAAAAAGCAATTATACTTAATTCAGGTAGTAATTCGATTACTTTACAAACTAATGCTACTGATTCATTTATGGTAATGGGTAGTAAGACAAGTTTTACAGAAGAGGGTAGTGGAACTGCTGGAATATTAATTGGAATGGATGGAAGTAATCCACAAGCTGAATTTGTTAAGAGTGCTACTGATTACTTTATATTTGATGATGGTTTAGATATAAAAACTACTAAACTTGAATTGGATGCTGGTTCATTACAATTATCTAATACACATAATTCTATGAGTTTAAGCCCTGATAGTAGTAATCCTATCAGAATGGTTGGTGATGGAACTGATGCATTTATTACGATGGGTGGAAAATCAAGTTTTGGTAATGAGGGAAGTGGTACTGCTGGTATTATTATCGGTATGGATGCTTCTAATCCACAAGCAGAGTTTGTTAAAAACTCTACAAATTATTTTATATTTGATGATGGTATTGATATTAAAACTGATACTTTTAAATTAGATACTACACGATTAGATATCGATTCATCCACAAGTAGGGTTCAAGTTTTTGATAGTGAGGGTGATGAGGTTTTACGATTAGGAGAGATATCAGATAGTGCATCAGATTTATATGGATTAAAAGTTTATGATGGAGCAGGAACAGGTTCTACCGATACATTAGTAAAACTTGGTGGAGAGGGTAATGAAATAGCTGGTTGGACTATCACGAATGATAGATTATCTGGTGGTAATATGATTATCCGACAAGATGGTACGATTGAATCTGCAGGATTTGCAAGTGATGTTGCAGGTAGTGGATTTAGATTAACTGCCGCACAAGGTGGATTCTTAGAAGTAGAGAATGCTAAGATTCGTGGAACATTGGCAACTGCAGTATTTGAGAAAGAATCTGTCAACGCGGTTGGTGGACAATTATATGTAGCAAACTCTACAGTCTTAACATCAAGTGCATTTGCTGTAAATGCGATACATACAGCAGCACAAGAAACAATGTCAGTTGCAAATGTAACTGGTTTCTCATCGGGTGAAATTTTATCATTAAAGAAAGTATCGAGTACAGGTTTTGCAACAGAGTATGTAAAGGTATATAGTGCTTCGCGAGATGATATATCAAGCGATGTTAATTTTGCGGGTAACCTATTTGTTACTCGTTCATTTGGTCAAGGCGTTACAGGAGATAGTGGTTCTTTAGGAGAATCCCCAGCGGTTTCACAATCGTATAGTGGTTCACAAGTAATCGTATCGACTGGTAAACTTAACACAGGTTATATCAGATTAAACGCAAATCCAAATGATGAAACCACACCTTATATGGATATTGTTGAGAGAACGGGTAGTGGAATATATGATGTAGATTTAAAAGTTAGGTTAGGTGATTTAAGTGGAATAAGTAGTGGATTATTGTTTGGAAACACTTCACCTGGATTTGGTATCTTCACCGAGAATGGTTTCTTTAGTGGGGGTATAACTGCAACTACTGGTTCGATTACAGGTCAGTTATTTGTAAACACAAGTGATTCAGAAAGATTAATTTTAGGTGTTGATATAAGTGGTACTAACGATGGTTTACACATAAATGATAATAACTATTGGTACACGACTGGTGCTTGGAAAGTTGGTGGAAGTACTTATAATATTTCTAACGATTCAAGTGGAAATATATCCTTAAATCCAAAATCACTTGATATAAATGTAGGTACAGATTTTGAATTATCATCAACACACAAATCTATGTCATTTGCAGATGGTGATTTATTACTAAAGAAAGAAGGAAGTGATGCTTCAATTACAGTCGGTGGAACTACAAGTAAACAGATTACAATCAAGGGTAGTGATACTCAAGGATACATCGCATCAGGTAAAACATCAGCAACATCCACAACTGCTGGATTTTGGATAGCAAATAACAATACGGATACCGAATTTCATATTGGTGATGCTGGTAATTTCTTAAAGTATGATGGGGGTACTTTAACACAAAAGATACAATCTTACGAACTTGATGCTAATGAGGGTGATTTACAGATATCATCTACACACAAATCAATGTCCTTGGCAGATGGAGCAGTTATATTTGGACAGAAAAGTAGTGGAGTAGGGTTTGGACAATTTGGTAGTGATTCATCAAAAGCAATTCAGATAACAGGTAGTAATTCACAAGGTGTTATAAGAAGTGGTAAAGCATCTGCAGCAGATTTAACTGAGGGATTCTGGTTAGCAAATAACAATACTGATGCAGAGTTTCATATCGGTGATGGTACAAGTGCAATTAAATTTGATGATAATCAATTACACATAACTTCTTCTAAATTTGAACTTGACGCGGGTGAGGGTGATTTACAAATTTCTTCACTACATAAATCAATGAGTCTTGGGGATGGTTCTTTTGAAGTTATCGGTGACCAAACTAACAATCTAACAAAATTAAAAGTTGGACAACACACGATACAAAACATTCAAATGACTGGTAGTTCAAATGCTGGTATATTGAAAAGTGGTAAGAAAGGAATCAATGATTTAAATGCTGGATTCTATATGTCAAATGAAGCAGGTACTGCTAAATTTCATGTCGGTGATGGTACAAGTGCATTAAAGTTTGATGGAAGTAATCTACATATAACCGCATCACAAGCTAATTTAAGTGGTGATGGTGTAACTATCGATGTTAATACATTTGAGTTAGAAGCAGCAAATGTAGAAATCTCATCAGGTCAAGCATCAATGAGTGTTGGGTATGATGATAATATAGCTGGTGGTATAAATATTAAAGGTGGTGCAACATCTACTATTGGGTTTGGAAGTAAAGCAGCACCAAGAATGAAATTATCAAGTACTTCAACGGATAGTTACTTATCAATTGGTAACATCGCGTTTGGTAGTGAAACTACTGCTGGTATTTTAATTGGTAGTGATGATGGAAATCACGAATTTAGAATTTATAAAGATTCAGATGAATATTTTACATATGATGCTTCAAGTGGATTTGATTTAAAAACAGATTCATTAGAAATAGTAACTGAAGGATTAACAATATCTGGTAGAAGTGGTACAGCCGCAACTAACAAAATCTCATTAGGTACAATCACGAGTGATAGTGATACAAGTGGTCAAGGTGTATTTATGGATGGTGGTGGACACTTCAGAGTATTCGGAGATGCGAATAACTTTATGATTGTTGATGGTGGTTCATTACAAATTAAATCAGATAATGTAGATATTCAATCGACTGTATTCTCATTGGATGCAAATAGTGGAGATTTACAATTATCAAGTACACAGAAATCCGCATCATTTGCAAATGGTAAAATCGTTATAGAGGGTTCAAGTACTAATGGTAGTTTAAAAATTGGTGGAGTTGGAAGTGTTACAGATACAGGTGGAAGTAACAAAGGATTTTATGCAGAGGGTGATGGAGATTTTATCGCTAAAGCAGGAGCAAACGAATATATAAAATTTGATAATGGTAAACTTGGAATTAAAGCAAGTGATTTAAGTATCTTAACCACAGGTACAAATAAAATTAAAATGGAATCAAGTGCAAGTACACCAATAATCGCATTGGGTACAACACTTCCAACCGCATATAATAATGGTGATGGTTTTTATGTAGATGGTACTGGTAAGTTATTACTTGGTAACTCAAGTGATAATCATGTCAAGTATGATGGAAGTACTTTGACTGTTGCGGGTACGATTAATATTATTAGTGGAGATTTAGCTGGTATCGATGGTGATACAATTAGTGGTTCATATCCACCAGCATCTGCTTCACAAGATTTAAGTTTTGCAACACAAGTTGTGTTGGATTCTGCTGGTATGAGTTTAAAGAATGCTGATGCAAGTAAAACATTAGCAATTTATGGAGCAACATCAAAAATATTTGATGGTTTAAATTCTAACACTTATGTAGAGGTTGGTGGTAAAGGAATAACACAAGTTAGTGGAAGTGTAACGGGTAGTGTATTAACCAACGGAGTGTTGAGTTTATATGGTTCTGGTTCAGAAAAAGCAGTATTTAGTGGTACAGGTTCATTATTTAGAGGTGATACACAAAACACATTTACACGAGTAGATTCAAATGGATTAACAATTGTAGATAATGGAGTTACACAAGGTACATTCACAAATGGTACAATTAATCTTTATGGAAACAATGGTACGGATAGAAAAGTAACGATTGATTCAGATGGTATGAGAGCATACTATGATTCAAATAATTATACGAATGTAAGTTCGAGTGGATTTACAATTGTTGGTGGTGGTGCTAGAAAAGTATCTATAAATTCATCAAGAATACAAATGGGTGAAGATGGTGAAGCAAGAACACTTATTACCGATACTGATATTTCTATGTACTCTGGACAATCAACACCTTATAGAAGAGTACATCTTGATAGTACAGGTAGAGCAGCATTTGGTGGAGCAGCAGGAGCAGATGTATCAGTAACAAGTACTGATGATGTAGTTAGAATAAATCCAGGTGGTGGTGTAGCAATTTATGAAGATAGTAATAACTATGCTTCTATGAGTTCAGCTGGTATGGAAGTATTTCAAGGTGGAAATTCAGTTTCAAGTTTTGGTAGTTCAGTTAGAATTGGAAAAGCTGGTCAAGCAAGAACTGAGATTAGTGATACTGAAGTTGCTATGTATGGTGGAGAAGGTACACCAATAAAGAGAGTATTAATAGAATCAGATGGAACTATAAATCTTGGTGGGGACACATCAACTGATGTAAGTGCAACTTCTACAGCTGATGTTATTAGAATAGACCCAGGTAGTGGAATAACACTTTTTCAAAATAGTACAGATTTTGTAAGTATTACTACAAGTGGTGTAAGTGTACACGCAGGTGATGCAACAACTGCTTCAGCGGTATTTGGTACGACTGTAACGATTCGTGGAAATAATTCTGATGCTGATAGAGTTGTAATTGATGATGGTGGAATGAATGTATTTAGTAATTCAGTACAAAGAGCTGGATTTCACGATACTGGTTCAATATTTTATGGAGATGAAGCAAACACATACACAAGAGTAAACTCAAGTGGAATGCAAGTAGTGTTGGATGGTTCTGAAAAAGCAGCAATCG